TTACCCGAATATGTTGCTGAAGAAGGTATCTGCGTTCGCCGTGTCTTCCGGCTCTGGCTCGTCTGCCCTGGGGGGCGATGGAGTGTCGTCGATGCGGGGGGCGAAGTCGTCCTCGTTGTCACCCGTGGGGAACACCCAAGGGCTCACAGCGTTAGAACCAGTTGTTTCCACCTGAACCTGTTGGGGTTCTTGGGGTTTTTGCTGGGTTCTGAGCAGTTCTCGGACGAGGGATTCAAGCTCGTCCATACGGTCGTCCTTCTTGGGCTCTACCTGTGGGGCCTGAACGACGACCTGCGGTTGTACGGGCGCAACCTGCTCGAAGTAGCTCATCCCCTGCTGTGTGCGCATGGTGAGTGAGTCAAGCATGAACTGGAGTCGTTCATTCTCCTGCTGCGCTTCATCCAGAGCTGTTTGGAGCTGAGCGCGCTCGAAGTCTTCCTCATAGCCGAGCATGACGTTGACGATGCGTCGCACTTCCTCATTGTCGCGGTAAGCGGTCAGTAGGGTGATGACGAGGGGGGATGCCTGCCGTTGCTGAGCGAACGGGCGGATCACGTCGTCGTAGATGTCCTCCGGGAGGCCCTTGACGACCAGAGTTCGTTTAGTCGATGACATCGGTCAGCCTATCTCCCTCGCGGACGACGTTCGTGTCAACTGATCTGGCGATGAACTGGATCAACTGTTGCGCTTGTCCTGCTGATGAGGGGTTGTGGATGAGGGCTCGAGGCTGAGGGTTCAGGCCTCCGAGGTTGATGAGGGTCGCTCGTAGCGACTGGATGTCTCCGTCGATGATGACGGTGGGGAGCTTGTGGGCTGCGAACGCCATGTAGAGGACGCGCGCGACCATACTGTTGGCGGGTGGGCCGACGAGAATGATCTGCTTGCCGTCATGGGCGACCTGCGAGAGGCGAGCTGCCCAGTCCACGAGCAGATAGGAGAGGTCGTTCATGTAAGAGCGCGCTCCCATGGTGATGAAACTGACCTGGTTGACGCTGGTGTCCGTGTAGGGGACCGGGCCGGTGCCTTTGGTGAGCCATGTGCGCCCATCGGTCACATCGTTGGTGCCGAAGCGGTAGTCGATGAGGCTGTCCACATTCAGGTCGATGATGCAGACGGGACCGTTGTAGGCGAGTTCAGCGGCGTACTTCTGGATGAGCTTGTACGTCGTCTTGACTGCTCCCCCGGTGCCAGGAAAGAGCGCGTGCAGGCTCTTGATGACCGTCGGCGAGAGCGTCGCGACCGTCGGCAGGCTCAGCGTCAGGATGGAGTCCGCGTTGGAGAATGCGTCGAGGCGCGCGAACGGGGACCGCTCAAAGGCAGCGAGGCGCTTACGGAGTTCCACGTCGCTACCACCGTGCATGACCTGCTTTTCAAGGTCGGCCTTTTCTCGGGCGAGGCGCGTCGCGTCAGCTTCGAGAGCTGCGATACGGTCGCTCTCGGATGCGCGCGTGTTCAGGAGGGCTTCCTGTTCCGCGAGCTTCCGGTTCGCTGCGTCGAGGTCGGCCTGTAGGCGCGCTACGTCGGCGTTGGTGGAGGTGACGGCAGGCGCGACAGCCGGGGGGGCCTGCTGTGGAGCCGTCGTGTTAGCACCTTGTGCAGCTGCAAGCGCAGCGAGCGCCTGCATGAAGGCATTGGGGTCTAGCGGCTGCTCTCCCGAGGGAGCGTCGAGAGAAGCACCTCGAGCGTTCAGGGCTTCGACGAGGCGCGCGTCAGTTGAGTAGGGGATGTACTTGTCAGTGCTCACGATGCTAGGTGCGATGCGACCGCTATCCGCATACCCGTCAGGAACGATGAAGGCCACCACGTCGTTGCGCGTGGCGCTCCTGTGCGACTGGAGCTTGAGGCTGGCGGCTGGCACCTCCGACAGTTCGACGACATCCTCAGCCCCGTAGATCTGAGCGAAGCCCTCGCGTGCAAGTTTCACCGCGGAGGCGGGGAGGCCGTAGTAGTAGGCCTTGAACATGCTGGGCTCCTTCCTGTGTGGTGGGGCCTCCGCGCCCCTACCTGTTCGACTGGGTGAGCAGGGGGCCAGTGAACCGTGGGGGCGCGGAGGGGCTTATGGGGTTACTTCTTCTTGTCGGCGAAACGCGCGAAGTTGATGGCACCTTCGATGTTGAGGGTGCGCAGGTTGATGCCGTCCTTGACGGGAAGGAGCTCGATGTCGGGGGCGAAGGAGCGGACCTGACGCACAACAGATTCCGCAAGTGGTTCGACTGGCTCAGCAAGATCTTCTGCGTTCGCCGTCCGCACTGCTCCACCGCCGATGACGAGGAGGTAGGCGAACTCGTCGGGCGCGAAGCGGTTAGCCTCGAAGGTGCCCCGTAGGCTTGAGGTGATACTTCCTGCAACCTCATTGCGTGCAGCGTTAACCTGGCGGCTCACGTCCTTGCGCTTCGCACCTGAACGGATGGTGCCGGTGAGGACCGCTTCCGTGGCCGCTTCGCGCGAAAGCGACCGTCCGTATTCCTGCTTAACGAACTGCGTCACAAGTTCAGCAATCGCATTGCCTCCAAAGGGGAATGATGCTGACGCGCTTGCGATAGGGGTAAGTGCCTTGATGAAGGTCACGTCGGTAGTACCCGCTCCAAAGTCGAGCACAATGATCGGCTCGTTTACGCAGTCGGCATAGTCGGCGACTGTGCCCATCGCTGGTGTGAAAACTGTGGCGCTGAAGCCGCCTAGTCCCTCGGCAAGGACAGACACATTGTCTACCTTGATAGGGATACTGACGCGCTCAGGGGCGATGATCTCCACGCTCTTCGCGAGAGTGAAGATCTTCTTGAAGGTCTCTCCCTTTCCAGTCTCGCTGGGCGGGGCGAGAAGGGTCACGTCCCAGGTGATCTCCAGGCTCTCTGGCTTCTTGCGCAGGAGCTTCGCGACAAGTTCACGACCGACGAAGACTGCGTAGTGGAAGCTCCACAGCGTTGTCTCGGACTGCGCCTTCGTGGCGATAGCCGAGCTGGGACGTTTTGCCGACATGGAAAACTCTCGGTCAGCGAGAGGCCCTGCGGCGTACAGGTGTGTTGGTTCGCCAGTTCCGAGGCCCTGGGGGGCGCGGAAGATGATCGAGCGGAGCTCGTTCGGCTTTCCGTTCACCTCATCGGCGACGTACTGCTCTGGGATTACGTAGTCGTCCCCGATGGCTGCGAAGGCGTTGGGGAGGATCGTGATAGGGCTGGCCTTGCCGTTTACGAGGACAGCAACTCGGGTTTCCGAGTTGCCGAAGTCGATGACCAGGCGCGCCTGCACCTTGGTCTTGGTCTGCTCACTCACTGCGCATCCTTTCTGTCGATTTTTCTGCGCTGTTTAGACCATTTTATCGGTAAATGGCCTACACATGTGTTTAGGCGTGTCTGTGTCGCTGATTAGCGACGTTCGCTTCGAGAGCTCGAGCGTTGACTGTGGCGTTGCTGAGGCCTGGCATAAGGAGTTCTCGGGTGAGGGTTCCTTTCTCCCATCCTTCTTGGATGCGGGCTATCTGAGTGCCGGAGTACTGGAAGCTACCGTCCTCGTTCTGGGAGGAGAGCTGCTGCATGAGGCCGGGAACCGTGTCAGGGATGCGCGTGGCGTACAGGTCGGCGAGCGCTTCGAGGGTGTCGGCCTGGCTGTTCCTCGTGAGGGGAAGGTCGGCGAGGATGGGGGCCCGGCTGATCTGGTGGAGTTGTTCCTCGTTGAGGCCTGCGCGCGCGAGGCTGGGGCGCGCGAGGTTGAGGAGGGAGCGTAGGGCCGTGTCGGAGGAGATGCCCGCGTTGAGGTAGGGCTTGATGTCCATGCCTTGCGCGAGGGCGCTCTCGTAGAGGGAGAGCTGGGTTTCGCGCATGTACCGGAAGTCGCATCCTGCGGTGGGGTATCCGCGTGCTGTCCATTCGAGTACTGCCGCGAGGACAGGGACGGTGAGACCCATCTTGAGGAAGGGCCTGAAGCTGTTTAGGTTGCCCTGGTTATGGGCATGGTTGCGAACGATACGCAGGATGGGGGCAGGGAGCACGAAGAATGGCTCGGGGATGGTTTCGAGCATGGCGAGCCGGATCTGGTGGAGGTCATCAGGATCTCGGTCGATGTAGGGCATGATCGGGGTGCCGTCGAAGATGGCGCTGCGTACCTCGTCAAGGATGTCGAGGGGGTAGCCGGTGAGGATCGCTCGGTAGTTCTCGAGCGTGAGTTCTTTGCCTGCGTACTTCACTGGTCGGTGCCTTTCGTTGTGGTGGTGAGCGCTGCTCGTCGCTGGGCGGTGGCGTGCACGAGTTCATCGAGCACATGAGGGTAGAGGCTGCACATCCAGGAGCGGTTGGTGCTCCAACCGTCGGTGGGGTGGTGGAGCGCTGCGGGTATGCGGGCGGCGTTGAGGGTTTCGAGGTAGGAGGTGACTGCGGCGTGGGGGCTGAGGTCTTTGTAGTGGAGGCGCGCTGTGGGTGGCATGGTGGCCCACGTGTAGGAGCCGTTGGTTTTTTGCTGGAGCTCCTGCGCGGTTACGTCGAGGATGAGTGCGTCGTAGGTCAGGCCTCGGGTGGCTTCGGCGGCGCGAGTGCCGTTGCTGGAGCGGGGGCTGGTGATGGTGACGGCGAGGACGTGGCCGTCGTCGTAGTGGAGGGCGTATTCGTCCTTCTTGATGGTGCGGGCCCCTTCTCGGTTGTAGATGGGTAGGGGGATGGTGGCGAGGTGCGCGAGAGTGTGCAGGCGGTTGAAAGACGGGTGGGCGCACAGGTCGATGCGGGCCGTTCGTTCGACGGTTGCTCCGGCGCGTCGGCGCGTGGAGTAGGCGACGTGGCCGCGGTGTGGGGCGTGGACCGTCGTGTACGGGGTGGAGGTCATGAGTTCTCGGAGGTTCATTCGTTGTCCTCGGCGGGTAGGTGTTGTGTCGCTTCGAGCTGTACTCGTTGCGCGAGGTCGGGTGGGGGGAGTTCGCCGCGCGTGTCCCAGGCCGGTGGCTGGCCGTTGAGGGCTTCGGCGTTCTCGAGCTTGAAGCGCTCACGGTCGAAGTCGATGCCGTGCTGGGAGAGCACCCAGTAGGTGAGGTCCACCTCGGACAGGATAGTGGGCGTGAGCTGTCCATCGCGGGTGATGACTGTGGGCACGGTGTTGGTCTGGTCGATGGGTTCGATCATGTACGGCTCTTGGTAGCCGAGGTAGCCGATAATGCAGTCGGCGAGACGGTAGGAGGCATCGTGGGGTTGGGGTGAGGCGATGAGGTCCGTGTACTTCCACCTGTCGGCGAGGGGAATGTTGCACAGGTCAGTGATGGAGTCTTCGATGGTGCCATTGATTGGCCAGACCTGTAGGTCAAGCTGGTCGCTGGTGGCGGGGTCGTTGCGGACGACGGCGAGTGTGCAGCCAGTGAGGCGCGGGTAAGAGCCTGCCGTTGAGGCGGTGGATAGGCGCGAGTGGACGACGACGACGCTGCCGGTGGTGAACCAGGCGGCGGCGCGTTTCTCTTCGACGGTAGCCGGGCGGAACGTGTCGAACTCGCGGGTGACTCCCTGCCAGAGCACGTAGTCAATGTCCCGGTAGGTCGCGTTCGTCGTGTCGATGTCGATGTCGGGGTTGTTGAGCTGCCAGAGGAGGAGCGCGAGCGGCTGGAAGATGCGTCGGTTCTTCACGTGCGCGACCGGGGGCGTGATGAGCGCTCGCGGGGTGGGGGTGGTGCGGGCCCAGTGGGCGAGGCCGCTCATGTAGGCGGTGACGGTCTGTGCGTCGGTGAGCTTCGGTTCCGTGGAGACGGTGATCGTCGTCGTGTCTCCCTCACGGGTGAGGGTGGCGCGCTTGTGGGGGCGCTTCTCAGTGTGGAGTAGGGTCTCCCACTGCTGCTTGTAGGGGAGTGCCTGTCGGGCTTGGCTCTGTGGGTTCGTCATCGGCGGGCCTCATTTCGGAGCTTCTGGGCGAACATGTACTGGTCGTTCGAGTTGCCGCCGGTTCCGGTGATGAGTGCTGCGACGTAGGTGAGGGTGGGCGCGTCGAGGGCGTGGAGTTCGTCGTGGATGCGGGCCTTCGAGAACTGCATGACGTAGGCGAGGGTCTGCTGGAGTAGTTCGATGTCTGGCGAGGTCGTGGAAGTCGTGCCATTGGTCGCTGCTTTGAGTTGGGCGATGAACTCTGAGTCGAAGTAGTCCTCGAGGCTCCCGGTGCCGGTGTCGCGGGCGACGGCGCGGTCGAGGGTGCGGGCGGCGGTGGCGAGGGAGTCGGGGGTGTCGCTGGTGATGAGGGTGAGGAAGTTCTTCCCGAGGCGAGCTTCGACTTCGCGCAGTCCTTTTTCAACTTCGATGCGCACGGTTGTCTCTTTGCGGTTGAGGTGCTTGCCGATCTCCTCGTAGCTCATGCCTTTGTGGGCGAGCGCCCCATCGGGGGTGCCGGGGATGCGGAGTCGGATTGCCTGCGGGTAGAGGCGGGTTTGCCGGTAGGACGCTCCCCTGATGTAGACGACGGTGCGGTTGATGAGGGTTTGCGCGTCGGCGGATAGGGTGTGCGCGTTTGAGACAAGCCTCGTTAGTTGCGTGTAGAACCTCGCCACGATGCTCTCCTTCTGACCTCTGATTGAGGGGGTGATCGTCGATGTGGGAAAAACCATCGTTTTTTGTCCACGCGCTTTTGCTGGCGGCGTTTTGGGCCTCCTGGAGGGGTTCCCCGCCGGTTTGGAGGTGCGCGTGGACTCAAAATGATGTCTGAAACCATCATTTCACGATCAACATTTTTCATCACTTTGAGCGGTCGGAGGGTCGCAGATTGAGATGCAGGTCGGGCGTTGGGGACGCGGCAGAGGCGGCTAGAGGGGGTTGTTGGCGCGGGTGAGCGAGAGTCAGGAATAGGGTGTTTTGTCGGGGTTTGTCCAGTTATGTAACTGCCGGGCGTTTGTCGGTGGGATGTGGTCTCTGTCTGTGTGGACCTATAGTTACACCGTGTGCATCCTCGCTTCTCTCGGTGGGAACTGGCTCTAGTGACACCTAGATGTCCGCTAGTGCACCCGTGAACTATGTCTAGTACAACCATGATCTAGGCATGGTTAACCTGGATGTCGATAGGTTCAACCTATATCTCTGATATTGCGTGTGGACCTAGCCTCTGGTAGTACCAAGAACTAGCTCTAGTTACACCCGTATCTACGCAGGGTTAACTTGGATGTCGATAGGGTTAACCTGTATCTCGACAGGTACAACCACTATCTACGTTTTCTCGTGCTGATCTAGGCCTAGGTACAACCTCTATCTGCGCAGGTATAACCTCTATCGCTACAGGTGCAACCATGATCTAGGTCAGGTGCAACCTTTATCTTCAATTTTGCGTGTGGACCTAGGGGCTAGTAGTACCAAGAACCAGGTAGGTGCAACCCGGATGTCGGGATGGTCAACCTAGATACTGATGAGGGTGTACCTGGATATGGGCCTAGTGCTACGCGGATGTGGCGCTAGGTGCACTTCCTTCCCTGTGTGAGCATAAGGATCGGCCCCTCGCTCGCGGTTATGAGCTGAGGGGCCGACTTGTTGGAGTGGAAGGGTCTAGCGTGAGCACTCCGTGGCGTGGGAGTAGATCTTCGCAAGGTCGTCGGGTGCGACGTTGGCGAGCGAGTGGGTGTCTCGGATCTGGGAGATGGCTACGGGGTCGAGGTCGCTCCATGATTTCTCAACCATGCACTGTGTGGTGGTGGCCGTGTACTCGCCGAGGCCAACGATACCCTCGGGCACGTAGGAGCTGGTCCACGGGTGCCAGAGGGTCACGAGGTAGATGATGGCGGCTGCTAAGAGGATGGAGAGGATCGACTGGACGATGCCGCGGGTTTTGTACGCCATGCGGAACGGCGTGAAGATGATGAACACGGCTGTGGCCTTTCAGTTGTTGCGCACGGTGTAGCGCAGGGGGTGGCGGTCGTGGATGAGGACAGGGCGGGCGAGGGCTTCCTTGAGGCGCTGGTGTGCGTTGTTGAGTTCTTGGAAGGCGTGGGGGTCGCCGCCCCTGTCGGGGTGGAGGGTGCGAGCTCGGGCGCGGAACGCTCGGTTGAGGTCGGCGAGGGTCGCTGCTTGGGTCACGCCGAGGAGCTTGAGGTCATGGGGAGTAGGGCGGGGGGTCATGCTTGCTCCTTGTTCTTCATCTGCTGGCGGTAGTTGGCGATGCTGCCGCCGATCATGGAAGCGAGGCTTCGCACGCCCCTGGAGGCGACGTTGGCGGCTCCCATGGCGAGGGTGCCAGTGAGGCCGACGGTGATGCGCCAGGTCTTGCTCAGGCCTCCAAGGTCGGTGCGCTGCCAGGTCTTGCGCGTGTAGTCGCTGGCGTTGCGTTGGCCTGTGGAGAGGATGTGCGTGGCGGCGGACATGGCGCGCTGCATTTCGTCGTAGCGTCGCACGCCAGATGGGGTGCCGTTGATGGTGCTCCAGGTCTGACGGTCAAACTCTTCGCCTTCGATGCTGATGTGCTGGAGGAGCGGCATATCAGCGAAGAGCTGGGAGATTGACGAGTCGGGCTTGTACCCGAGGTCGGGGCAGACGTAGGAGCAATAGAAGTCCCAGGAGTCGAAGGACAGTCGGCGCAGGTTGGGCATCTCCCGTAGGACGGTCCAGTTCATGATGGGCGCGATGTTGGAGGAACGGATCGCGTCGGTCATGTACGGGGGAATGACCTGGTTGTTGCGCCAGTCGTCGGTTACCTGAGTGCGGTAGGCGACTCCGTTCATGATGACGGTTTCGCCGACGACTCCGACACGCTTGACGCGAGCCCAGGTGCCGGCCCATTCATTCATGTCGGCGTAGAGCGCTGCCTGCACTGCGTCGGGGGTCATCTCCGTGGGGGTGATGGGGCGGGGGGTGCTGGTGTTGAACTCGTAGCCGCCGCCGGTGGTGGGTCGCACGGGGCTGGTGGAGTAGTCCCATGTGGGTGCGGGCGCGTCTGGTTCGTCGGGCATGGCCATGCGGTCGGTGTTGGGGTCGGTGGTGTCGTCCATGTCGGGGACGGTGGGGGCTGGGGGCATGGGTGGCGGTGGGGGGACAGGTGGGATTGGCGCAGTGGGTGTGGCGACGGTGGGGGGTTGGGGGACTGCCATGTGCGCGTCTTGGGTGTCGCTGGCGGCGCGCTCGGCGGCTGGCTTATCGTCGTCGCCGGTGAGGCCGCTCATGTCCCACTCTTCCGCGTCGCTGCCCGCGAGCGCGAAGCCGCTGTTGGTGTCTTCTGACTCGAAGGCCTGGGGGTAGACGTGACGGAATAGGGTGACGGACTGCGGGTCGTACTCGTATCCCTGGAAGACGTTGTAGATGTCCTCGACGGAGGCGATCCACTGCGGGCGCAGGTCGGACACCCATTCTTGCCAGGTGCCCTCGTAGCCGAGTTTGCGGACGGTGAGGTTTGCTGCGTCGGAGAGTTTCTGGAGGGTGGCCGCGGCTTGTTCGCGGGTGACTCCGGCTTTCGCGAGGTAGCCCTCGAAGCCGAGGGATGGGTCGAGCTCGCCGGTGTCGGTGGATACGTCGCGTCGGACTGCTTCTACGTCCACGCCTGCGCTCTTCATGTAGGAGATGGAGTTGTTCCAGCAGTAGCCGTCTTCACTGCCGTCGGCGAAGAGGAGGCCGGGGCGCAGGTAGGTGGCGGTGCGGGCAACGGACTCGTCACCGTTCATGATCTTGTGGATGTTGTCGCCACTGAATCCGGGGACATAGGCGAAGCATCGCATGGTGGAGGAGAGCTTGTCGGAGGCGTAGGAGCCGGGGGTGAGCTGGTTCAGGTAGTTGCGTCCAGGGTGGTGGCCGATGAATACGTCGGTCTTGCCGATGGAGGCGTAGGAGTAGATGAAGTTGTCGGCCTCCTTGAAGGGGATCGAGATGTTCTTCGTGCTGGCGTTGAGTGGTTTGCCTGCGGGGAAGAACTGGCCGATGTCGGTGACGGGGTTGACGGGATCCTGGCCGATCATGAAGACGCGGGAGCGTTTGGCTTCGGCGTTGTTGAAGCCTGCGTTGCGCAGTTGGGATAGTTTCTCGAAGGAGCGGCGCATCATGAAGTACATGCTGGTAAACCACAGTTCGCCTGGGTTCACGTCCTGCTTGGGCTTCTTCTTGTCATCGAAGCCGGACTGCTCCCACGCGGCCCACTCGGACTCGTAGTTCGTGTAGCACATGTGGCCTTGCATGTTGGACTGGAAGAACGTCTGGATCTGCTGGTTCGTGTTACTGATTTCATCGAACACGATGCAAATACCGTCTTTTCCGCCTAGTTGCTCAGCGATTTCGGGGCTGATTGTGCGGGCTGCGAGCATTCCGAGCGCGAGGATCATGTATCGCAGGTAGACGACGGTGCCGAGGGTGCCCGTGTAGCCGGGGGCCCACGCGAGGTTGTTCTTGTTCAGGTACTCGGGGATGTGGGCGCGGGCTTCGAGCTCGGCGACCTTTGCTGCCGTGTACTGCATGAACATGTCCGTTCCCTCTTCGGGGTTGCTGGCGATGTTCGAGCCGTTGATGACGAAAGCGTCGGGGTTGATCGACAGGAGGAGGGATGCCATGTCGGGCTTGTTGTCGCCCAGGCCCGGCGCGATGCAGGCGATGAGGTGCATCGCGAGGATCGTCTGCGTGGTCAAGCCCTTACCGGATCGAGAGCCCGCGAAGATGCCGTGGCTGGTGTGATCGTTGAACTGCCTGATCTCCTTGCCGGTGGTCACTACGTCATCATCGAGGCCGATGCCGAGGATCATGTTGCTGGCGCTGGGCTTGCGTCCCTGGCGTTGCATCGCGTCGAGGATCTTGCCTGCCCACACGGGTGAGGCGTTGGCGAGTACCTTGTCCATGTCGTGCCGGAACTCCCAGAAGATCCCCTCGTTGATGGGGTCGTAGTTCTGGGCTGTGGTGCCGCCTGCGAAGCCGAGGGCTTCGACGATGGCGCGCTCGACGATGTTCTCACTGAAGCCTTCGTAGGGGGTGAGGACTCGGACCTTGACCTTGACGGGGATGTTGCTCGGGGAGTTGTCGTAGGCGGAGACGAGGACGCACGTCGTCATGGCCTTGTAGATGCTCTCGAGCGCGCCGACGACCTTGGTCATCATGGAGGGGTCGTGGTAGGCGAGGCCGTTGTCGGCTTCGCTCTTGAGGAGGGCACGGACGACGGCGGTGAGCATGGCTTGCAGGCTCTTCTTGACTTCGCGTTCGCGGTAGGTGTCCCAGGAGGATGCGTCGCTGTGGCGGGGGTAGAGGTCTTGTGCGCCGTCGTTGGACTCTCGTCCAAAGGCGTACTCGAGCATCTTGTAGGGGAAGTAGAAGCGTGTGCCGTTGGGGTAGGTGTTGCCCTGGCGGTCCTTCCCGTTAATCAGGATCTCGGCGATCTCGTTGATGTTTCTCGTCGGCATGGGGGTCAAGTGCTGCGCTGCTTGGACCTGTTCCCACAGGCGCAGGAGGACGAGGTTGTGGGTGCGCTGGTAGGCGCGCCCGTCGGAGGAGAGGGCCATGAGTCGGCCTTGGCCTTCTTCGTCGCAGGTGAGGACACCGGCGGGCTGGAGGACGCTGTAGCCGGACTTGAAGATGCGGTCGTACTCGTCAAGGATGCTTTCGGCGCGGGCGACGATCTGGCCTTGGTAGAAGGTCATGGCTTCTTCGGGTACGCCGTCGGTTTCGCCGTTGAGGGCTGCTAGTACCTTGTCGATGGTGATGTCGCGGGTGATCTTCTCGAACCCCAGGCTTGCGCGCGTGTCCTTGGGGAGGGAGGCGAGGTAGAGGGCTGCTGAGCGTTCGTCGCTGGCAGCGTCGAGGAGGACGCCGCGGCTTTGTGAGTTGACCTTGGAAGCGAGGGCCTTGTGGTTGGCAAGTGTAGGCCACCACCCTGGCTGCGTGTCGAGGCCGGTGAGGTCACGGCACTGGGAGGCCATAGCCGCCGTGTAGGGCTCGCCCTTTTCGAGGCTGGCTTTGAGAAGGGCCAGGATCTTTGCCTGGTGGGAGCTGGCCTCAAAGTCACGGAGACGATCAGCAAGGTCGTCGCCGGGGGTGCCCTCGTCTGGTGCGGGGATACGGGCGGGCACGTCCACGTCGGTGTCATCGCACATCTGCTCACGCTTGGGGGCCTTGAGGGAGGACAGGTAGGTCTCGAGGGTGCCGCCGATCTGGTCGGAGGCGTACACGTTGGGGGCGAGCTGGTAGGACTCGACGACCTGCGCGAAGGGGCGTAGTTGCGTGTAGTGGCCGTGGGCGGCGAAGTCGGTGGCGAGAGCGAGGCGCGCACCTTCGGGTGCGTCGGGGATGAGGGGGCGGGGGTCGCCTTTCGCGCCGGAATGGGCCGACATGTAGGCTTCGCGTTCGAGGCGCAGGCTCCGGGCGATCTGCTCGATGGGCGGCATGATGTCGTCGGGGATCTGGTAGTAGCCGCCCAGTCGCACGCCTTCACTGAACATGCTTTCGACGTTGACTCCCTCGAACATGCTGGCGGGGGCGACGATGGCTTCGAGTGCGCCGAACTGCTTGTGAGAGAGGGCGCGTAGCGGAGACTTCGACGTGGACGAGGGTTTCGCAGCGGCGCGCGTGAGCTCGCCCTTCGTTTTGCCGTGACGTTCCACGTACACGCCGTCATGGGCGATGACGAGGGTCTTGACCGTGTTGGGGGTCCACGTCCCGTAGTCGGTGCCGTCGCCGTCGGTGATGTAGTGTCCGCCGAGGGCCTTGATTGTGTCGTCGTAGGTGGTCACGAATGACCCTTCCCTTCCGTCTTGGTTGCGCAGGTGTTCAGTGTGTGAGTGTTAGTGCTGGCGGGACGGTGCCCGTAATACGAGGCACCCCCACCCATCGAGCGCTCATCCTGCGGGTTGTGTCACCTGGTGGCAATAGGTGGCGTTCCCAGCGGGGGTTCGCGTATCGGGGTGGGGGTGCAGCCTGTGGGGGACTGGAGTCACCAGTCGGAGCCGCCTCCAGCGGAAGCGGTGGCGATGTCGCCGCGGCCTTCGGCGCGAATGCGGCTGCGCTCAACGGCGCGACCGACCTTGTAGCCGATGAAGGCGGGGATGGCGATGACAAGGATAATGGCGACGATTGTGACGACTGTCTGCACGGTGTGTTCCTTTGCTTGGTTGGGGTGGTTAGGCTGCGACGAGTGCCGCGGCCTTCTCGATGCGGTCGGGGCGGAACCCGCCCCAGGACTCCAGAATAGCGCCGTCTCCACCTCGGACTGCGACGACAGGCGCTTGGCTGTATCCGAGTCCCTTGATGAGGTTGAGGGAGTCCTCGTCCTTGGTGACATCAATGGACTCGTGGTCCACGCCCAGCTTCTTGAGCTTCCTGTAGGTCGCGTCGCACTGGGGGCAGCGGGGCTTGGAGTAGACGGTGATCGACATGAGTGGTTCCTTCCTATCCCCACGGTGTGGGTTTGGTCTTCTGGGTTACGAGTATCCACCGAGGGGAGCGCCAGGAGTGTAGCGGCGCACCCAGGAGTGGACATGTGCCCATCATGCCACACAAACCTAGACGCGCACGAACTGGACAGGCCATACCCAGTGAAAGCACCCCGAAACCGTAAATGTTCCACAGGCATAAGGGAGGGTAGGTCACATCATTGCAGGGGGGTGGTCCAAGTTTTGGATGACGTTCACCACCCAAGCAGGTCACTTTTTCGGGGGGGTAGTCCAAGTTTGAGACGACCCCGTAGTCCAAGTTCTGGACGTAAACGTATATAGAAACCATTGAAGATAAAGAACTACCCCCTCTAGTCCCCCAAGCCGTTCACGCGAGGCTGTCCAAAGCGCATGGCTGGTTGAGCAGGCGCGCGCTTCGCGCACGCGAGCGAGAGACGCACGTAGTTGGATTGCACGCAAAGGGAGGTGTGTGTAGACTGACGATCACCAGAAAGGAAGGAGCAACATGCTTACCACCGACCCCGTTATCCAGGCAGGCGTACTCGCCACACGCGAGTGCATGATCCCCGGAAGAGCCCGAATCAAGCACTCTGTCCAGTGCTTCCTCCGAGAGCTCATGAGGGAATGGCCTACTGACGAAAGCGAAGATCTCCTCTTCAGCATCACCGCCGCCTCTAAGCGCGTTGGCCTCGACCGCTCCGTCCTGTATGTCGGACGGCGCAACCTCGTCGCTGACGACGCGATACGTTTCCGCCAGCGCAAAGACGGCAGCATCGTCTACTACGTGGACTGGGCCAAGATCGTCAACGCTTACGGCATGAAGCGTCTTGGCGTTCAGGCTCACGGCGAGTCTCACTCGTTCGAGTCTGTGGGGTGCCCCAAGGAGCCTTGCACCCCGGAGCCGGACCCGAAACAGCACAAGCGCTCATCCAAGAAGGGAGAATGAGCGATGTCCAGCTTCGAAGAGTGCAACGCCCAACTCGCAGCACCCAAGCGCACGGGGGAAAATAGCCCCCTGTACGGGATGGGAGCCGTGTCCCACCCGGCCATCGCAGTCATCCATTTCGACCCTCTACTAGAGCACAAGCTCACGCGCAAAGAGAGGGCCTTCATGGTCTGGTTCTTTACGCGCTGGAACGATCCCTACATCGAGTACGACGTTGAGGGGATCATGAAGCTGACGAACTTGAAGCGCGATGAAGTGCACATGACGCTCTACAACCTGTGCGCGCGCGACATCATCCGCATGAAGGCCATGCAGCGAAAGGATGACGAGACAAAGGTTGCGGTCTTCCTGTACTTCGAGCCTTCCCACCTCTTCGTGCCCGAAGCTGTGAACCTGGCTGGCTGCTTCAATGGGTGTGTCCACTCATTCTCCGAGTGGGTTGACCCCGCACGACCAGTCACCCTCGAAGAGATCGAAGCGTCGCTGCCTACCTATGAGTGGATCGATCCGCGCAACATGAAGTGGCTTCAAGCCCAGCGCGAGAAGGGAAGCAACCAGACCCGAACGCAGAAACGTCTTGCTTTCGAGGCTCAGGCCAAGAAGGACGAAGCCGGGGCAGAAGCCCGGACGCAGAAGTAAAAGCAAGAGGGGGAACCCCTTGAGGCTCCCCCTCTCTCATAGAAAGATAGCTATATTGTATCAGCTTTTTGACGGAATGCACGTGTCTGCACTCCACGCTGCCGTCAACTTCCGCAAGCACCTCAAGGTGGACCTGAGTCGCAGGGAAGTTCTGACACTCATGGCGCTGTTCACCTTCTGGCAGTGCAAGATCATCAGCCCCTCCTACAACCTCCTCCTCGAGCGGTGTGTTGGCGCAAAGCGCTCCACAATGTTCACCGCCATGAAGTCCCTTGAGGACCGAGGCCTCCTCATTCGACGCTCGTTCCTGGATCGCAAGGACGGGTCGCGCCACGTCGTGTTCTTCCTGGACCTCCCGGGGATCTTCACTGACGAATGCTGTGCGCAGCTCGACTCCGATCCCAAGTCGCCGATCACGACCCGTCACACCATCGAAGTGGGGCGAACTGCCAGCACTGAGGAAATCCTCGCCATGGTCACGTTCGCTGACGTGTCCCAGTGGCAGGAAATCGACTGCAAGCTGACACGTAGGAAGCTGCCACTAGGCAACTTCGACGACCTGAGCGGCTTCCTCCTGCCCTGCCCGGACAACTTTCCTGTGCGCGAAGAGGAAGAGCCAAAGCCGGAGCTGTGCGTCGCAGTCAGCGACAACCAAGGCGATCTCTTCGACATGCTGCACGAAGCGAAGACGCAGGAAACCAGCAACAAGGCCGCGGCAACGCATGGCACGGAAGACCAAGGTGCATATGGCACGTTGTGGCCTACTGCCGCCACCATCCCTGGCGGCTCAGCGTGGGTCCCTGCCGACGTGGAGGACACGTCCACGGTGCCCGCTACTCCAGCAGCGGGAGAGAGTGTCCAGGAGCGTGCTGAGCGCATCATCCGCGACCATCCTGGCGACGACGTGATCGACGCTGAGATCATCGACGCGGAGATCATCGAAGACGAAACCCCCTCGGACGCGCTGATCGACGTTCCCGCGTCCCAGGAGCTCGCCATCACCACCCCCGCCGTGCCCATGAAGGCCAAGAAGTCCAAGAAGCGGAACGACTACCCTGATGACTTCGAGGAGTTCTGGCGCACCTACCCGCGCCGCGAGGACAAGAAGAAGGCATTCGTAGCGTGGCAAAAAGCGCTCAAGGGCGGCGCGACCGTTGACGAGATCATCGCAGGCGCAGTCCGCTACGCCAAGTACCGCGCAGGTGAACCTGAGCAGTACACCAAGCATCCCGCCACCTGGCTCAACGGAGACTGCTGGGAGAATGAGTACTCGACCGCTGGCACCGGCTACGGGAGCAGCCAGTACGGTTCGCGTCTTTCACCCGAAGAAGCTGCACTCAACCATGAGATCGTCGCTTCTGTGTTCGCTGATCGAATCCGCGAATGGGGCTACGACTCTATCGAACAGTACCGGGAACATACCGAAGGCCTCTCACGGATGTACCGCGAGGACGCGGAAGAACAGCGCGCTCAAAAAGCCGCCATCCTCAACGCCTTCTAATTCCAACGAAAGGAACAAGCCATGGTTGCCTACAACATGAGCGTCCTCCAGAAGGAAATCACGACCGCCCTCAACGCGGGCAAGATCATCCGAGGAATCGGCACCACACAGGAACAGATCGCAGCGTGGGCTGCATACATCATTCCCACCGCCACCGACAGCAACATCGTCGAAGCCTTCCGCCTCTGCATGAGCGGCGGCACAGAAGTCTACGGGAAAGTAGACGTAGCAGACATCAACAAGGCCATCAAGATCGTCCGCTCACAGCGAGTCAATAACTGGGCGCAGCACAACGAAATCGGCATCGAGTTCGACGGCCCCCCAGCACGAGGCCTCGTCTACACCCGCGTCTTCATGCACTGCATCGCCGGCGGCATGAGCGACACAAAAGCCGACCAACATGCCAGGCAAGCACTCCAACGCGCCGAGTCATACCTCCAGCAGAACCCGCAAGCACAGTGGAGCGACGCTCTCGACATGACGACCCAAGCGCTCGAAAAGGGGACATTCGTCCGCTCCGACATGGAACTCCCATCGTCACGGGCCAAGGAGAAGTACATGCTCCCTCGAGGTAGCGCAGCTACCATCCGCGAGGCTGAGAACAACCTACCCCAGCTCCCCTCCGGCCAAACACGCGCCCAGGACGAGCCCGTGGAACGCCCCTGCGCTGTTCAAGCAGCTATCGAAGCAGCCCGACGCAAGATGAGCCTCCAAGCAGCAGAAAAACGCCGCAAGCAGGAACGCCTACGCCAGAACCTCGACGGGCGCTTCGAACGCCTCACCGGCATCGACCCGGCCACCATCGGACCTCAACGATAGAAAGGCAGCACAAGTGAGCGCCGCACTCATACACGCATCAGTCAGCCTGCTACGAGACCTGCAAAACCCGGAAGAACAGTATTCACCCAGATGCAACACTGAGGACGCTTCCGTCGTCGTCGAGACCGCCGACAGTGCCCCCAGTGCCACCGCCAACGACACTGAGGAAACGCTAACCGTCGCCAACAACGACGCGCCCACCGCACCTGCACACGCATGGCGCTACACCGCCATGTCAGCCGCCGCCTTCACGCTATCAGCACTCCTGGCCTACATCGCCACTGAGGCAATATGTAAGCGTGTCCGTGGTCGCAACTAAGCGCACACGTGGCGCTCCAATGTCGATAGCCGCCACCGTCGGAACCCAACGATAAGGAACAACCACCATGAACCCCCAGTACTTCCTCCTCTGCGTCATCAGCGGACTGTACGTAAGCCAAATCTGGCATTCCCTACTCACGTCTCCCTCCCTGTGGAGGAAGCGCAAGCGCCTGGACGAAGAGCAACGCGCTAGGTTGTACTTCTTTCGAGCGATGGCCATCATTGCCTCCCTCGTCATGGCCTACTTGTTGGGCACACTCCTAGAAGGGGCTACGGATGAGCATGTATTGGCCTATGACTACACGCTTCTCATTACGGGGATGGGCGTTGTTCCATGCCTTCTTGGCTCCTGGATGCTCCTCGTGCAGCGGGAACGCGAAACCCTCGAATATGACGGGCGATCCTTTATCGCCATTGGGCTGTTCACCCTCGTCATGAACTTCCTCATCTCCTGACACGCCCCCGGAAGGACCAACATGAACACCCAGAAAATCACGCTGAACCACAACAGCGACGACGGCCTCTACACGAAACTCCTCCGAGGCCGCTACGTCACCAGCATCGACAACGGCACCATCACTCTCGACGACGGCACGGTCCTCGAGGTCGAAGGCAACGAAGGGTGCGGCGGCTGCGGAAACGGTTGGTACTGGCTCGAACAGGTCTACAAGCAGGGGAACAGCAATGCGCGCATCATGAGTGCCTACGTCGCATACGACGAAGAAGACAAGGACGAGGAAGGCCCTTCTGTCTACACGATCTTCGTGCTGGTGGATGGCAACCCTACCCAGCTGCCTCTCGCGACCGTGCGAGGTAGCGACGGCAACGGATACTACGGCACCGGCTTCACGCTCACCGCCACCATCAAAACCCCTTCAACGTCACTCGCCACGGTCACGCCCCAGGACATCATCAACGTCGTCGCAGACGGACACACACTCCCTTCCGTCCCCAACATTCGTACCCGTGAAGACCTCCTCAACGCTGTCGCCTACACGCTCCAGCAAACGCGAGGCTTCGACTCGCCTCTGCGCGTCACCGGACCCGAAGCCCAGCTCTTCCACAAGCTAAACTCCAACCAGTACGGGTACAAAGGCCCCTACTACGCGAGCAATTGGTACGGCTTTCACCAAACAGTCCTGTTCTGGTTCACCGACATGGAGGGAGGCGTGTCCCTCGTCCTGCGCGACTTCTCCGACGGAGCGGAAGCCTACGTGGCGAAGCTACGCGACTTCACAGAACGAGTGCGCGCCTCCAAGAACCCCATCAAGACCTTCATCACTGGCTACGCCTTGAAAGGTAACACCGCCACCGTCGATGGAACCCGAGTGCCGGCTACCGACTTCCTCCTCTCCGAAGTCTGTGGCTTCCACGGCCATCGCATCGGTCCCGAGGCCTCCTTCATCCCTGATTGGATCTTCTTCCACCCCCAGAACTACGGCGTGCGTATCATCAAGCACCGCGCAGGCGGGCGCGGAGACGTTACAATTACCTCAAATACCCAGAGCGTTTGGGCCATTAACCCCCAGAAAGGCACCCAACTATGACCAAGAAGAGCTCCAGCAAGCACCGCGGCACGCCACGTCGAGGAAACATCCTCCACGGTCTCGCCCGACTCATCCGCCCCCTTCTCGCTATCGTCGGGATCGTCAGCGGCATCATGGCATCGTTCGCACTCGCGGACGTGAACCGAGCCATCAGCATCAACGACGCTGTACTCGCCTCACACCCACCACAGGACGCGACCACCACCATCCCCAACCCACTCCCAGACGGCACCATCACCGCCCTCGTCTCCTCCCACGCAGGCAGCGCAGGCTACAGCCCCACCGCAGGAGTACTCATCGAACCCATCTGGCTCTTCCACCCACGCATGAGCTTCATCCTGGCCCTCGTTGCAGTTCTCGCGCTCGTATCCTGGATCACCAAACACAGCAGATGGAACACGCTCCCCTTCGTCCGCAAGTTCCACATCGAGGCTCCCAAGCCTCGCTGGTGGTGGGAGTTCACCGGCTACGCCGAAGTCCTCCTCCTCGTCAGCCTCACCGCCACCGTGATCTACACGCTCGGCAGATAGCACTCAAACACAACGAAGCGGCCCGGCACCCCACCATGGGGAACGCCGGGCCGCTTTCGTATGCGATCAGTCGCGGATCAGGGAACCATCAGCGCCGATGCGCGCCGTGAGCTTGTAGGTGTAGCCCCACTTGTACTCCTTTTCCTTGTAGCCGAGGTCGTGGAGCAGCTGCATCCAGGACTCGTAGCCGCCCTTGGTGAGAGCGTCACGGAAACGCTCCAGATCATCCTCTGCGAGCTCAGGCGAAACCTTCACTCTCTCAACATGAGGGAGGATGGGCTCGCGCTCCCCAAACGCTCCCAAGAGGTACGGACGCGCTTCGTACACGACCTCCACCTCATGCTCACACGAGTCGAGCCCAAACTCAGACACACGCTCCTTCAACGTGAACCGCTCACGCGGCTTCCATCCCTCACACCGGGCCAGACGCTCGTCCAGGTCGTGCACGGCGGCAAGCATCGGACGCGACGCAGCGATGGCCAGTGCCGCAAGCTGGAACGGCACGACGAGGCGATCATCTTCCTCTTTGGCGGTCCTGGAGTACTCGAACTCCGCACCGCAGCAGCCGATGCCGATAGGCGCGCTGAATCGCCGCTCCTGCGTAGCGCCAAGGGCCAGGGGAACCCGCAGAACAGCAACAACCTCCTCGCCCTCGTTGTACTTGTCATCAAAAGTCCACGTGAGGACCAGAACCCCACCATGCAAGGCAGCTGAAACACGACGAAGAGGACCAGCACTAAACGTCGCAGTAGACTCCTCGTTGAGATCCACCTCAAAACACTGATCGAAGATCCGCGCAGCGTCCCTGTGAGAATCCGTTGCGATCAAGCAGTCCACAGCGATATGCGCATAGAGCCTAGGGTTCTTTGACTTAATGGCCTGCGTGACATCGTACTTGAGGAAGTTCTTGAAGCAAGTCCGAGCCTTCACGAAGTCAGGGTGAGCCTTCTCGTAGGCGGAGAAGTACTCCTTCTGAGCGCTTTCAATCGCGTCGTGAGCGTCTTTGAGGATGGTGGGGATGTAGGTAGGCATTGCGGGACTCCTTAGCTTTCTGGGGTGGGGGAGGAGAGGTGTTAGTGGTGGCTGCGAGTTGAAGCCCGAGTGGGCACCTGCCGTTTCAGGGCTTTCAGTGTGCGCCACTCGAAGAAACGGGCGTAGGTGAACGCGAAGACGATGCCGGGGAGTGACCCCACCACAACGGCGAGTACTGCGATGAGAACAACCGAACTAGCCAGCGACATGTGGGCCTCCCTTCTCAACATATCCACAGGAGTTGTGAACAGTTGTGACTATAGCATCCCAAACCGGACTGCACAAGCGGAACTAGAACCCAACACGGGAGACAAGGAAGAAGCCCCGCCTCCCGCGCACACCTACCTGCCAATCGCCACGCGATCCCCACCAACACCTCGTGGAGAAGGGGCACCTACACCGCTTCGATAGCCGTCTCCCTCGCCCCGACTCACCTCGTCACGATAAAACTTCATCCGAGTCCTGCCTTCGCGTGTCTTTGGGAATAGCTCAGCGATGTGTCGCTCAGCGCGCGTCGCGCGCCCCACGACAACCAGCTCTTTCGACGTACCCAACACCTCATTCTTCATGGCCTCACGCACCCGATTAGCGACACCGCGGAAAAACCCTAGCGTGTAACTGCGACGGAAGTGAAAACGTTCAGACTGAGACCGGAAGTACCTTCCGCGCAACGCCTCCTTAAGGCTCACCTTGCACTGCGCAAGTGCTGAATTAAAGAGCTCAGTTAGGAGCGCCAAATCGCCCGCAGTGCCAGCAATCATAACCAGACTCGCTCGAGGAAAGCTCCGCTCGACAGCCACGCAACTAAGAGCCTCCGCCAAGGTTGCCAAACCAAGTACCTGTGCAGGCCTCATTGAACCATTAGTGCCCTCAATGTTGACCCTAATGAGCTGCACATCTTCCCTAGGTGAGTCCACGTCAGGAAGCGACTCAATCCGATACTTCGCCATCAACTTCTCAGCACGCGCAGCCGCCACCTCACGCTCAGAAGCAGACGCGCCCGAATCCTCAGTCAAACGCAGAAAATGCCGAATCTGATCCTCAATTTTCACAGTACAAGTCCTCTCGATAGTCAGTCGCGCCCACTCGAGCGCCAGCACATGCAGAGTATCAGCGCCCACAGCAAGCGACCCCGTAGTAACGGGCCAACACGCACACTACCCACAACCCACCCGCACAAGATGCCAGACCGGACCATCTAACTTGCAAACAAGTCCAACATGGACTACAGTTCCAGACTAAGAGAACCCCCCAGAAAGAAGGCCACCATGCCCACCCAGAAGAAAGTCATCATCGGCACCCGAAAGACCCTCGTCGAGGCCACAGTCCACAACCGCAGTGAGGTCGTCGAATACCTCAAGCAGCACAACTGGCACCTTGACAGGGAAACCTTCATCAGGGTCGCCCCAGACGAATACTGCCTCGTCAGCAAAACAGCGCTCACCCCTGACATGGAAATTGTTGACGAAAAACTTGTCTGCGCGTGGAGTACAGCTGAAACCGCAGAGCTAAAAGAGTTGCGGGCGCACAATGTGGGTTTTATTCAAATATGCCGTTTCCTCCAAATAGAGATTTTTGTAATGGCGCTAATCGCAATCGCTGGTGTGCTTATGGCATGGAAAACTGGCCTATCAGCAGGAATGTTGTTGCTTTTCCTGACACTCGGTTCCATCGTTATGCTTCATGCCTGCATGTTTAGCGTGTTATCGGAAGTAGAGTCCGGCACAAAAAATGGCAGTAAGTAGTTATAAAACCTCAACGCTCATCATTAGGAGATAGGACATCGCTCATGACTAAGGAAAATGCGTCCGTTCCACCTTTGCTCGAGTTCCTGCTGGGGCTGTTTGAGGTGTGTATTGCTATCGCACTAATGACCGGGACTGTCGTAGCATCTGCCTTTTTGGCCATACAAGGCACGTTCGTCATACGTGACAAATATGGGTTTCAAGGAGTGGCTATCGAGTTGACCATCTTGTTCTGGGCCCTGATTCTCATATGTGGATTATATGGATTAAATCGAGAGATGCGTGAGCAAGACAGGACTCGACGCGCGAGGGGCGAAGCCCATGCAGAAAACGACCAGCAAGACCCCAAGGAGAAGATGCCCAATGACTGACCCTCTAGGACTAGCCCCCAACGATCCACCCATGCCGACAGGCTGGGAACCAGTCTGGATGCTATCCGCAACGCTACCCTGGCCCAAACCCATTGACCTACCAGCTGGTGATGAGGAAAAGGAGTACGACTTCTCCTGTCCTCACCTAGGAAGGTAACGCCATCATGCCCACCATCACCGAGCAAACCCTCACCGTCCACGACCTGTACGTCATGCGCGACAACATCGGTTTGTCCCGCAGTGAGTGCAGACAGCCTCCTCGTCACCGTTCCCTGTTCGAGTGGGGCAAAAGTCAACAGGCTTACTACCTCAACAACCTTGCAGGAGGTATCACACGCCCTCCCAAGGTCTTCATTTACGAGCCGTTCACCGACTCCAGCAAGGCCGCAGTCTTGGATGGCCATCAACGCCTCAAGGCCATCTTCTCCTACCTGGACGGCAACTTCCCCATGGGAGAGACCGCTCCAGACGGTTGGGCAGGCAAGACCTGCAAGCAGCTACAGGCAACGACACCGGAACTCGCAGGCGCGCTCATGCGCACCCCCTGCCAGACCAGCGTCATCAACGCGACCTCCTACTGGGAAGCAGCCGTAGCCGTCTATCCGCAAATCTGCGGACACACTCGCGAAACGGTGGAACTTGAGCAGCAGTTGCTGATGCACCAGCTGGATCTAGCGGACTATCGCGACCCCGACTGTAATATCTTCACAGACGAGGAATACTGCGACTGGGAAGTGTCGAACCTGAAAAAGAGCATCGACGGAATCGAGTACCACGTAAATCGACTCACCCCACTTTCGCCTCGTCTTCCTTACTTAAAGGAGACAAGGTGGCAGATCAGAGCCACCAAGTTCGTCGCCAGACACCACCACAGAGGAGTCGTCTCATGCTGAGCGTCTACATCATCCCAGACCCCGCAACTGTCCCCGACGACTACGACCTCGCAGCAGAGCTCACCGCCCGCGGCCTCCCTACGCGCTGGATCGGCGAGTTCTGTGAGCACACCGGAAACGATGTCCGCATCGCCTTCTACGACCAGGCCTACGGGTATGACACCGAGGAAGACGGTGGCGACGCGCTCGTATGGAACCCCGACACTCATGAGGTCTGGTACCTGTCCAGAGGCGACGTAGAAGCCATACAGCGCACCAACCCCGGCACCCCATTCACGCACCTGCGCTACTCGTACTACATCATGGGCGAGGACATGGGCCGGGATCTCGGCGCACTCCAGCGTGAAGGCCTCGCCTGCCAAATCTGCGCCAGCCATCTCGACGGAACCGACATGGAACCAGCCATCGACATCCTGGACCTTTACGGAGAGTACGGCAATCTCGCCTACCCCGGCGACATGATCGTCTACACCGACGGAGTGCTCTACGAAACGATCCCCCAGGACGTACACGAAGCCGTCAAAGCAGCATCCTAAACTCGCCACATACGCGAAGCTCCCCTCCCCACTGAACACTAGGGGAGGGGCGCTTCCGCATGTGGAGCCTTGTCAAAAGTAAGTGCACCTTATGGACTTGTGTCAACTTGCAGCAGTCCAATATGGGATATAAGCTGTTGGGTAGAAAGGAGGCCTCTCTATGGTCGCACGCAAGGCGATTCTCGCCCTCGACTTCGACGAAGTGTTCATCCTCGCCCCTGGCACCCCAACTGCGAAAGGGGCGTACCCGGATCGCGCCCGCACCCTGGTCACGGTCAAGCTCGACAGCGGACTCGTGGGCACCGGGGATGTCTGGTACTCGCCCCGCATGATCGAAGCCCTCAACGTCATCGTCGGCGACGCGGACAAGATCCTCCTCGCCTCATCATGGGGCAAAGCGAGCATGAAAGCGGTGAAGGCCGTGGGCCTGCACCTCCCGCGCCGAAAGACCGTCAACCTGTTCCCGCACCTCACGCCGGGAGCTATCGACCAGGAGTGCAAGCTCCGCCGTGCCCACGATCTCATTCTCGACTATCTCACCGACACGGACACCCGCATCGTGTGGGTGGACGATCAACACCCCCGAGGATACGGGCAGGTAGATGGCATCCACACCATCGGTACCGACCCCATCACTGGGCTAACCAGAGCAGACCTCGCGCACATCCGCGACGTGCTCTTCTACTGATCTACTGAAAGGAATCATGTCATGACGCTAACCCTCAAGTGGGCGAACGGCACCTGCACAGGCGACCTCGAACAGGTTGCGAGCCTCGTCCATGCCATCACCCAGAAGAAGCCCTGGACCCAGACAGTGCCTAAGAATGGTGGACTCGTCGTGTGGCAGAAGTGGGACAAGTCAGAAATCCTGTACTCCGACGATGACCCCACCATCGCGGACGACCTCGCTGACCTCCTCGCCGACCATCTGGGAGTCCCCCACGACGAGGTGACCATCAAGCCTGATCCTCGCGATGAGTCGCAGCTGACCGCCAGCGAACTACGCGCACGACGGCTCCAGGCTCACCTCAGCAAGGCCGATCTCGCTGAGATGTGCGGCGTGAACAAGTGGACAGTGCGTAACTGGGAGCAGGGCGTGCGAACCGTTATCCCCACCCGAGTCATGCGTATCTTCCAGCGCATCAACTCCTCCAAGAAGGAAGCTCGCGCATCTGTGCAGGCAGAGGAAGCTCTGTTGGCACTCGCCCAGAAGAACAACCCTGCAAAGGACGGGCCCGAGCAGTATGCCGTCTACGCGCCCGGCGATCAGGTGTACACAACCCTCTGGCCTAACGCTGCGATCAGCGCCGACGTGTGGCGCGATGCCGTCATCGAAACCGGGTGTTTCCGCGCCGTTGCAAGCGACTACGAGGCGCGATTCATGGGCCTTAAGCTCATGACCATTGAGCCACCACGAACACAGAAAGAACAGAAGTCATGAGAGCCGCGCCAGCGCCACAACAACCAGAGCAGCCCACCCTCGAGACCGCCTGGGTAGAAGAAAGCGAGAACACGCCCGCGCCATCACCTAAGCGCGCCATCATCGTCATCCTCATCGCCGTCGTCGCCCTCATCGCGTCAGGTGTCGCCGCATGGGTGCTGAGCACCCCACAGCCGCAAACGCCCGCGCCCCAGCCTGCGGCCACGCAGGAGGCGCGCGCGTACACGGCCAGCGACTACGAGGAAAACCGCGAAACCTGCCGAGAGATGTACGAGACCCGCGACCTCCAGCTCTACTGGTCGTGCGTCGTCGGCGACATCCGCCTCGGACAGGAAACCGACCCGGCGGTCCCGCTCGCGGATCTGCCGCCTGTTCGACTAGCGCCCAAGGCCAGCCTCGGAGGCCAAACCGACATCACCTTCGCGCCCGACGCAACCGCGCGTTGCTACGCCACCGGCTACTGCCTCACCGACGCAACCTTCAACGCCAGCCACACCAACGTCAAGGTCATGTTCACGCGAGGAGACGGCGACATCATGGGCTTGTTCGTCCCCACAACGGACGCGCCCACCGTCATGACTCAGGAAGTCCTCGCACCCTACATGCCCACCGGAGCCGCACCGGACCCCACCGTCCGCCAAGCGACCCTCAGTCGCATCCACATGGGAGGCACCACTCTCGTCGGCTACGTGTTCTCACAGCCCCGCTACTGCGGCGACACCCCCGACGAGTGCTCCGCGAAGTACACGGCCCGCACCCCCATCCCCTTCACGGGCACCACCCACATCACCACCCAAGCCGAAGCCCAGAACTGAGAGAGGTCGTCATGGCAGTTGAGAGCACGATCTTCGAGCACTACGCGCCCGTTGGTGAAAACATGCGCATCCTTCAGGGCAACTACTTCGCAGAGGTCGGCGACGAGCTCGATGAGGCCGAAGGTCGAAGAATGTGGATGGTGCCGGTCAGGTTGGAATGCCCTCATCACTCTCTGTAGCCACAAGCGCGCAAGCACGCGCGCGGACAGGGTACTCGCCAGAAAAACAGTCACCGACCACCATGAAAACGAGAAAAGAAAGGCGACACAAGTGAGCGCCGTAACCATATACGCAGCCACACGCCTGCTACGTAACCTGCAAGACTCGGAAGAACAGTGTTCAACCAACAACAACACTGAGAGTACGCCCATCACGCCCGAACTCATCGTCACCAGAACTGGGGGCGCACCAACAACACCCACCGCCGTCCACACCGAAAACACCCCCACCAACAACAACGCTGAGGACACCCCCGCCACACCCGCGCACTCGTGGCGCTACAACGCCATGTACGCTGCCACATTCACGCTATCAGCGCTCCTGTCCTACGTTGCCATTGAGGCAATGCGCAAGCATGGCCGGGGCCGCAACTAAGCGCACACACGGCGCGCCACCCGCATCACTCCAACCCGAAACCCAGAAACGAGAGACCATGGCAGTCGAGAGAACACTCATTGAGCACTACGCTCCAAGCAGTGACTTCGCGCGCTTCCTTCAGGGCCGCTACGTCACGGAGATCGACGACGAGTTCGACACCATCACACTCGACAACGGCACGACCCTCGAAATCGAAGGCAACGAAGGCTGCGCATGGTGCCGGTCAGGCTGGTACGAGCTCATCAACGTCTTCAAGCAGGGCACCAGTAGCGCCCGCATTATGAGCGCCCACGTCGCCTGTGACATCGACGAAGAGAGCGACGATGAGAGCGAGGACAGGGCAGTGGACCCGCACGTCTACACCCTGTTCGTCATGGTGGACGGAAACTCTGGGTTCCTGCCTCTCGCGACGATCCGCGGCGACGACGGAGGGGGTGGCTACGGCACCGGGTTCAGGATCTTCGCGAACGTCGTGACCTCGCCGCCTTCTGCGACGCGCCAAGACCTCGCCAACGCCACAGCAGGAGGCCACTATCCGCTCACCGACACGACGGGAGACGTGCTCACCTTCGTCGCACGCATCCTCCACGACACGCACGGAGCTAACGTGCCCGTCCGCATCTGCGGAGATGCGGCAACCCGCTTCCATGTGGACCTTCTGGACATGCGCGACGAGGGCGACAAGGAAATCGGCCTGCCCTACAGGCACACGTTCCACCACCTCGAGAACGGCCTCACGCTCCTGTGGCACAAAGACGCAGACGACAGCTTCACGTTCGTCCTCCGAGACCTAAGAGCCCACCCCGGAGGGCTCGACGTGTACGCGCGAAACCTCAGCGCCTTCCTGAACGCCATCCACAAGCGCACACAGCACACCGAAGTCGTCCGGTTCGTTACCTCATCAGCATCCCGCGCCAACTACCTCACCGTAGACGGCGAACGCATCCCCTCATGCGGTTTCCTCCTGTCCGAGCTCGACGGCACCTACATGTACGCCGAACAGGAACGATCTGACCAACTCGACAAGCCAAGCCAATACGTCATGAACCAGAAAACCGGCAGAGAAATGCGCTACACCACAAACCTGCGCACCATCAAGCCGCTCGCCCACGGTCAGGGCTTCCTCGTCACTACAAGCGCCACAAAGGACGTGTGGACGCTCTAGTGGATGCTCATACGGTGAACAGTCCGCGCACGAAAGGAAACCGTCATCATGGCGCTCATCAACAAGGACACGCGCATCGCGCGATACTCAGCCGAAGAAGGCGTGGGCTGGGTGCCCCTCGTCCCCGGCCTGGACACGTCCCCGTCATTCGACAAGTACCTGGAAGAAACTGCCTACTACGTCAACGACTACAGCGACCGTGGCGAAGGAAACCTGCTCCGAGACTCACTCCTGGACCCTCTGGGCCCCGTGTGGGACGACATGAACGAAGAGTTCCTACTCGACCTCTACGAGGGCTGGGACCACATCCCCATGGTCAGCCCAGACACGCCCGTCTTCGCGTTCACTGAGGGGAAGGCCGCAACGTCAGCGCCCCTGTCGAAGGCCATCAGCTCACCCCTCATCGGAGGAGGCGAAACCCTCGCCCTGAAAGTCCTCCACCTAGCCGCCGACAGTCGAAACATCTACGTCCCCGACAACGCGACCGTGTACGACGTGCTGAACCTCATCAGCATGGCAACGAACAGCCCCCTCTGGGCACTCAACTGCCTCCTACGCGCCCAAAACACGCAGGCCTTCCCCCAGCTCACGCTCGGCTACCACGAGAACCAACGCGAAAGCAGCTGGATCGCCGCCACCCACAACAGCGGATACGCCTGCGCCTTCGACCTCCTCGACCAAGACCTCCGACGCGACTACGGCGTGAACTACGTGATCGTCCCCGACGACGACCACAACGACTACTTCTACACCAGCAACAAGTATCGCGACAAGAACATGAAGTGCCTGCGATACAAGGAAAACGGCGTAGTCGGAGACGCTATCGAACTGATCGACCTCGACGGCGGCAACGCATACCCCAACCTCCACGGGTGCCAGCCCGAAACACGAATGCCGGAACTCCTGCGCCTCGACAAGTACCTCGCAACGATGAAAAACCTACCCCAAGGCACCCAGGTTCCCATCGCGATCTACTCCACCAACAAGGGAGACACAATCACCGTCAACGGCACCCGCATCCCCGCCTTCAAGATCGTCGCAGAAGACCTCTACGAGCGCTGCGAACTCTACGACCGCACCGACTTCCGAGTCATGCGGAAACCCGTCCGCTCATACGGTCGCTTCCAACTGCGCCCACAGTTCGGCCCCCACATCCTCACCCCCACCCCCAGCGGGAACGCTGTCCTCGCACACATCCAGAAGCAACGGTGACACCATGCGCATCAACAACAAGTCCATCTTCCCCTACCGAGGGAAGTACGGGTCGCGCCCACCCCTCAACTTCGGGCGCACCAAAACCCACATGCAAAGCCCCACTGGCACGAACATCCTCCTCACCGACGCATACGACGGCCTCATCGGCCCCGTCTGGATCGCCATTCCCGACCCCACGTTCAGCGACCCCGACACAATGCCGGTTCCCCCCTACAAAATCGCCGTAGACCTACACGCCCGCGAAGTAATCAACCAGACAGTCACCCCCCAGGTTGAGATCGTGGCCTACGCGCGTACACACATGTCCCCCACGTCTGCGATGCAGGCCAGCATCGACGCGATTGTTCACTTTCCAGGTGGCGGAGCTGGGCTCGCTGAGGTCGCAAAAACGCGAGACAACCCCAACGGCCCCGGCAAGGTGACACACACATCGACCCTAAAGGCAGACAGTCACCTCGTAATTGGAGCCAACGAGGTCTGGCCAGTAGACCCGATCCCCGTGCACACATGGTCAGTCCGCAAGCCCGTGTACGTCCTCCACGCAGACGACGTGAAGAACATGTCCGACAAGACACTCGACCTCATCCTCCGACGTACCCCGTCCGTATTAGCACACAACCGAGGACGCGAGTACGGCGAAATCTGGGACGAAGAACTCGAACAAGACACGACCGACTGGGACACCCCCTTCCTCCTGCGCATCCTCGCGCGCAGCATCAGTGGAAACACCAAGGCTGGACGATCAGACACCCAAACCAACGGCCTGTGGACGTACTGGGTGAGCCGCGACGGGCGCAAGCCTCGAAAACTCGCCGACTTCACCAACCCGCTGGTCTACACTGGAGCGACCCTCAGCTTCCTCGCCTGGAGCGCATACGGAAACCTCGAGGAAGACCTCGCAAGAAAGACAGAAGACCTGCTCCACTAAGCCCCGAAAGGGAACCCACATGCTCACACGCGCCCGACGAGTACTCCTCGCCCTCATTGCCGCGGCCACCGTCATGCTGCCACTCACCCCGGCTCCCGCATACGCTCTCCCAGCCAATCCCAACGTCTCCGATGAGGTCATCGAGGCGAACTGGGCGACCCTATCCGCAGAGCAGCAGGAGACAGCCAAGCAGGTGGTCGCAGAAGCCAAAGCGGAAGGCTACTCGGCAGAAGCAGCAGCGGCCATCGCCGGTAACTTCTGGCGTGAGTCCCACTTCAACGTGGACGCAGTAAACGCCTCGTCGGGCGCGTGCGGCATGTACCAGGCCCTCGGAGACAGACAAACCCTCCTCTTCACCTACAACGGAGTCTCCGGCTGTTCTGGCCTCAAAGCCAAAGAAACCACCCAGGCCGCGCTCGCGGACGGGCGCAGTGAATGGCTCGGATGGCCCACCACCAGCAGCATTTATGGCGGCATGGCCTCCTACGCGCTCAACGAAGCCGGCGTTTGGGGCATCACCGGCGGCACCGCCCCCTCCGCCGACGACTCTTTCGGGAGCCTCGAAGGCTTCAAGAGTACCGACAACTGGTACTTCGCGACGTGGATCTGGATGACGAACTGGGAAGCCCCCGGCGCAGCTGAAGCAGGCTTCATGGAACGAGCCTCCTACGCGGCGACAGTCCTCAAGAAAGTCGGCAACACCGACCCCGCCGCAAAGTCCACCACAAGCGGCGCACAGTCCGGCTCAACCGGGGGAGTCCTCGACGAGTGGTCCCTCCCTGGGATGCCCAAGAAGCCCGAAATCGCTAAAGGCCAGTCCCTCACGTTCGCAGACGGCTCGCAGCTCACGGCGAAGCAGCGCGCAAACGCCTCCGACCTGAAAACGCAGCTCGAAGAAGAACGGGACCGAGAAGCGGCTGAGTCCGCTCGAACATGGGTCGCCGTCGTCGGTGTCGTCCTGTTTGTCTACGCTCTCGTCATCCTCCTGTCCCTCCTGATCGACCTGTCGTTCCCGCTGTTCTCTGTCCTCAAGGGTGTGACCTTTGGGCGGATCAAGTACTCGCCGCTACCAGCTGACGAGCGCCCGAAAGGCACCTACGGAGTCGCTGGAGTCCTAGCCACCTGTTTCGCCTTCGCAGCCCTCGGTGCCCTCATCTTCACGGGCGTGATCCAAACCTGGCTCGCGCACCTCGTCATCGCCCTCACCTCCTGAAAGGAACCCTCCCATGACCCGCCAGTCCGAAACCGACTTCGCCACAACCCTCGTCACCAAGTACGGGCAGCAATGCGCCGAGCTCTTCGCCCTGTTCCTCCACACCATCCCCCTCGGGTGCTCATGGGCATTCCTGCACCCCCAGCAGGTCGAAGACCTCGGCCTACCCTACAACCCAGAAGGCCCCGTCCCCCTCATCTGGGATCCCCAACACAAGACGGTCACCACTCGCACCACCACCAACGCGAACGCCTCCACCCTGACGTTCGTCCTCATCCCCGTCGTCGGAGGCTTCATCCTCGAGACCGCCTACAGCGTCGCCGTCAACGTCATCGAGCAGTGCGGGGGACTCTACGACGAAGACATCCTCACAGCAGCGGGGGAGAGCCGCACCAAAGCCAAGGAACTGTTCACCAAGCGCCTCGAAAAAGCAATCAACGACGGTGGCGAGCTCCGCTTCGGCTACTACTGCGTCAACGGCTCCCAAACGATCACCATGAACGGTGTCGCCTACCCCGCCTACTCGCTCCCACTACGCGCCATCGCCGAAATCGCAGCACAACAGGGCCTCTCCTTCCGCGTCCCCCAACACGCCCCAATCCACGCCTCCACCGTCGCCGCAAGCCCCTGGGACACCCTCTCCCGATCAGTTGCAGCCCCCTCCGGCAACGCAATCCTCGGAGCACTCACCCGCTGAAAGACCACGCCATGTTCATCCATATTCCAGAACCCAGACCCCGTGAGGGCATCGACCCTGCCCTCGAACTCCAGATCCGCGCCCGACTGGACAACGCCTCGACAGAACCCGCCAGTGAAGCTGTCACCATCAGCTCACCCCAATACAACACCTTCATCGCGCAATGCACAGAAGCTCTCCAACGTGACAAGTCAATCGACCTCGAAGTTGCCCCCGCGAGCGCAAGCGACGCTGAAACCATCACCATCGTCAACGACTCCGGCATCACCGTCGAAGACATGCGAGAAACCCTGAGCGACCTCATCGGAGACGCACCCGACATCGGAGTCACGATCAGCGTCAACGACGGCCAGTACACCATCACTCTGACCACCGTCCCCGACCTGCCCGTCCTCGAGGCCCACGTCGAAACACTTACCTGGTCCACAGTCGGCCACACCCTCACGCCCACCATCCACACAACAACGGGAACCGAGATCCCCGTATGGACCCCAGCAGTCCTCGAACAAACAGAAGCCTACCCAGGTGGGACCGTCCGCTACGTTGATACCACCTATGGGCCGATCCCCTGCACCCCCCAGGGGACCGTCATTATCAACGCTGCCATCGCGACTTCAATACACCACGCCCGCGTGTAACACTCCTTCCGCCTCCCTTCCAGTTGGTACCCTTAAAGAAACTAGGGCAAAAGCCCCGGTTACGGCTCCCACAGGAAGGGAGGCGCTGTGCGCCGCTACATCGAACAAACCACACAGCCCGACGGGACCGTCACTGAGACACCCGTTGAGGGCATCATCCTTACCGAGCGCGAATACCAGGAACAGCGCGACCAGCTCGAAGCGCTCATCGTCACCGCCGACACCTTCCTCCAGCAAGCACAGACAGCGCTCGACTCCCTCATGGATACGTACAAGGCGCAGCGCCCCATTGACAGGACGTACCTCAAGGCCTTCGGCCTCGAAGACGATCCGCAGCCCGAAACGATCCTCCTCTAAGCCCCCGCGCCCTGCACGCAACCACCACCACACGCGAAAGGCTCCCCATGAACTACGACGACCTCGACGAGACGACAGAAGACACCATCGTCCTGGACCTCGACGACGACACCACCGACACTGACGACCTAGACGAAGCCGACCTCGAGACCCCAGACGAGGATGAGGACGACTACGACGAATACGAGGATGACGAGGACGATGAAGATGACGATGATGAAGACGAGGACGACGCAACCTCAGCTCCCGTCACCACCTTCGCGCTCGCCCCACTACGAGACGACACTGACGACCCCGCTGAGTCCGACAGCAACGAAACGCCCGACGATGACGATACGGACCTCAACGAGGGCGCTGACAACGAAACCAGCGCCGATACCGATGTCACTCCCTTCCGTATCAACATCGACATGGACAGCCTCGACAGTGCTGCGGTCGAAGCGATCAGCAGTGTCAATGACGTGGTGACCGTCAAGAGCGACGCATACTCCGTCCACTACACCCACATCAGCCTTGGCCAGGTTGTTGGCACCAAGCCCATCAAGGACTACCGTGCCGACACTTACAGCGGCCTCTTCAACGTCGTCCGCGAAATGAAGGTCATCGTCCCCGTCGTCGTGACACCACTCGCTGAGTACTCCGACTTCCTCGCCGACAACAACATCACCACAGGCGCAGAAGCCGACGAGCTCGGCTACGCAGGCCCGCGCTACCGAGTCCTCGACGGCTGGCGACGCATCTTCGCGTCCCTCAAGAATGGGTACGACGAGATCCCCGCCGTCGTCATCACCTTCCACGACCCCGAAGTTGGGCGCGATCTAGGCACCCTCATGCACCTGGTCCTCAACCGCGTCCAGAAACACACATGGGCTGAGACGTGGGCGATGCTGAAGGTGATGGAGGAGTCCTACAGTCTCACCCCCTCCATGCTTGACTGGCTACTCCTTCTCGAACCAGGCGACTCCATGCGCCTCAAGGAAGTCATGCTCGCCGAGTACCCTGAAGTGACTGAGGACTTCCTGGCGGGCAAGAAAGACCTCGCGCGCTCCTACAAGGCCCTCGAAAAGCTCCGTAAGGCAGAAGCGAACCCAACGGCAGGCGACGACGACCGGAAGATCTCCAGCGTTGACGAAGCCGGCGACCTCGCAACCGCCGACACGGAAGATGCCCCACTCAGTGACGAGGAAGTCAAGAACCTCCTCGAAATGGGCGACGAACTCCGCGAAGTCCGCGACCTCCTCAACAAGGAAGCCGACACCGACGACGCAGACATCGACGACGAGAACTACGGCGGCGACCCCATCCCCGAAAACGCAGCCGAACAGGTCGGCTTCGAGGGCGGCGACGACGACGAGGACATGTTCGGTGAAGTCGATGAGAACACCGTCCAGGACACGAAGGACCGCAAGCCCCTCTCCAAGGAGCTACGCACGGCGATCCTCGCGCGCGATGAGTTCACCTGCCAGGCCTGCGGCTACGGCAAGGGCATCACGTCCATGGTCCACCTCGGTCAGCTCGAAGCCCACCACAAGACCAGCGTCTACGTGGGCGGCTCCGACGCGATGAGCAACTTCGTGACGCTCTGCCAGCGCTGCCACGGCCTCGTACACATCCTCGCCGGCTTCAACGCCAAGATCGGCATGACCAAGGAAGAGTTCGAGAAGGTTCCAGACAACGATCAGACGATGTTCCGCGTCTGCATCAAGCTCGCGAAGGTCATCCTTAAGGCTGAGGAGGAGACTGGCAAGGCGCTCAGGAAGTACAAGCCTGTGCGTAACCCGTTCTGGGAGCAGCAGAAGCAGGCGCAAGATGTCGTCAAGACCCTAAAGGGTGAGGAAGCATTGGAGGACACAGCACAATGACAACATGGGTTTACTTCCAGAGGCCAGGTTTTTCCCTCTACCAGGAGGACGGTGGCGTGCTCACGTCCACCGCACAGACCGTCAAGCGCGCCCAAGCCTTGCGTGACATGGCGACGCGACGCGCACCCAACCTGCAAGCCGCACCCTACAACCCGGCAGGCTACGAGTACTGCGCCTACGACGGGCAGCGAGTCGTCAGCCTGTTCTCCCGAGACGGCCTCGCCGTCACCCCCGGCACCGTCGTCAAGACAGACCAGGGCAACAAGACCCTCGCGCAGGTTCTCGCCGACTACGAGATCACCGACCAGGGTATCGACCCCAAGGCCGCAGCGTGGGACATCCAAGCCCTCCGTGAGGCCGTCCGCTACGCCAACGCCTACACGCTCACCCGCATCGACCCCCAAGACGATGGTCCCTTCAAGCCGGCCGGATTCACACGGCCAATCTACTGGGCTCTCACGCGCCCCGACAGCGACAACGAGTGCATCCTGCGCACGTGTTGCTACACGCAAGGAACACCACAAGCGCATAAGCCAACTCTCGAGGCCCGCATCGGCAACTCCGACTACTTCCTCGTCTCCCTCCCCAAGGACTGCATCCCCCTGTTCGACGGAACAGGAACGACCCCCACGCAGGAAATGCTACGAGCGCTCGCCCGAGCGGTAGACGACGCAGCCGCCAACCCCTTCTGCCTCGAACGAGACATTAAGGGCGTAGCCTATGCCCTTACCCGAGGCGGCGAACGTCTTGAGTTCTGCCTCGAAAACGTCGGCTCCTTCACCTACACGGGCGACGACTTTGTAGCACACGAGAGTCATGGCGACCCTGCATACACCATGGGCCGCTCCATGCTCGTCAAGGGAGCACTCAAGAACTACGGTGGGGGGTGCTTCGCCGGCGTGTATGAGATCATCGACACTCTCGTTCGACAGAGAGGCAACCGCTCCGACCGCCCCTTACTGTCCGTTGACAGGTATCGAGCTGCGCGAAACGGCAAGTGGGACGTGTACGCCGATGCGCGCATCCCCTACGTGCCGTCACGCAGCACGCACCCCGAAACTCGACGCAACGAGCCGTACAGCACCTACGACCGATACGTCATGCACTACAGGAACCTCATCAAAGCCGACGCAGCAAACGTGACCCCGCGAGCAGACTAGGCCAGCATATGAACATGCCCCGTAGTGCCATTGCGCGACGTAACGCCCGCCAGGCGCACACCCATGAGGCGCGCAGCCGTCTCGAATGGGCGGCAGAAGTCCGCGCCATCCTTGAAGCCGCCGCCGCTACCTTCGACGAGACCGTGGTCCAGCAGCAGATCGTGGTCCCCGCGAACCGCACGCGCGGCCCAGTGCAAGCACGAGGCATCCTGGACATGTGCCAGGCCCTCAGCATCGTAGGCATGGCTACCAGCACTCCAACCGGCGATATCATCCTCACCCTCGCCGGCCACGCCGACCGAATGCAAGCAGCACTCCACCTCGCCCACAGCTACCTCGAGGCCGAACACCTACACCTCAGCCGAGCACACACCGACCGCCCCGGCGTAACCCTCAGCCCCGCCAAGGCGCGCCAAAAAACCTACGGGATACTCCTGAGTGCAGCAGCCGAAGCCTCCACCATCATCCGCACAACCCGCCCCTTCAACGTGCCACTCGACCGGGAGGATGTTGAAGCGGCGCACGCAGTCCTCAGTCAGGGGTGGGTCGGATCAGCCTACCGAGAGCAGCCCCTCCTAGCTGCCGAAGAAGGGTGTCGCGAGTATGAGAGAATCTATCTCTCGGTTAGTCAAAAACCCCTCGTCAAGTCGTACAGAAAGAACAGCCCGCGATGAACCCACTCCGCACGCCCCGTCACCTCCATCGAGCGTGGCGGGGCTCCGTCGCCCTCACCTTCCTCCTTGCCCTCGTTCTCACGTTCTTCGCACACCCCGCTAAGGCGTTCACCGAAGACCAGGGACACAACCTCAAGGCCAAGCCCTCCACCTGGTGCCAGTGGTGCGCCGACAGTGACTTCGGGTACGACCCAAACGAAGAGCGCGGCATGATTACCAACGCCGGAGCAACCATGGGCGAGGCGGCGTGCGGTAACTTCTCCTTCGCATTCATGGAACTTCGCGCGGGAGTTAAAGCCCGCGGCTCCTACACCGTCAACGACATGCGCGCCGAAGCCATCAAACTGATGCAGGCAGGCAAAGATAGCCCATTCAGCGATGACGGTTGGCTCTACCAGCTCAATCCCGAAGGCTTCGCCCAGGGAGTCTCCAACATGACCGGCGGACAGCTCACCGTCGAAGTCCAAGGCGACACCAGCGGAGCGGGACTGGGAGCCAACAAGTTCACCGAAGACGACGTGCGCCAAGCCATGAACGACGGCTACTTCGTCATCTTCATGGTCCAAACCGACACCGGCGGACGACACTGGATCGCCGGCGACTACGTGGAAGGCAACACCGTCCACACCATAGACTCAGGACGACCCCTCACCACCCTCGACCGCTCCCAATACCCCGGCGGTATCGGCCCAATCCTCAAGTTCTCCCGCACCGACGGCAAGAAACTCCAAGACCTCCCCACCATCGACGACGCAGCCACCAGCGTCGGCGGCAACAACAGCGGTGACACCGCCACCGCAACCGACACCGGCATCATCAGCGACCTCGACCTACCCGGTATGCCACCTCGCACCGTCGGACAAAACCACCAGCTCTCCGAAGCCGACAAGCTCGCCTTCGCGAAAGACACCCTCAAGTTCGCTAACTACACGAACCTGAACACCACACAGAAAGACAACGTTGACCAGATCGTCGCACAGCGACAGCTCGAACAAGACCGCAAAGTATCGGACTGGTTCAGCACCGGCGCAGCCGTCATCGGCATCATCCTGTTCCTGTACGCCCTCGTCATCGTCCTCGCATTCCTGTTCGACCTCGCCTTCCCACTGTTCTCTCTCCTCAAGATCGCGACAGCCGGCTCCCTGACTGTGCATCACGAGTCGCAAAGCCGTGCGGGCGTGAAAGAGCTGGGAGCTCCACCTCGAGGCCGTTGGGCGACATGGGGGAATGTGTTTGTGACTGCCGGGCTGGTCGCAGCGTTGGGTGGTTTGCTCATCAGCGGGACGCTGGTTAGGTGGGTTGCGTTGTTCGTGCAGATGCTCTACATGTGACAGGTGAGCATAACCCCTGCATACCTGTGATCTAGTTAACCAGTTTCCGGGTTGCGCACACAAAACAACCCGGCCTACACTAAACCCATCACAAACAACACATAATTTAAGAGCGTCCCCTGAACCGCCCTGGATCAGGGGAGCACCCCGGAAAGGTGCCCGAGTGGCTGAAGGGGCCTCCCTGCTAAGGAGGTAAACAGAGGAATCTGTTTCGCGGGTTCGAATCCCGCTCTTTCCGCAGGACGCGAGAAGCGCCTGAGACGAGTTACTTCATTTGGATCGAAACTACACTCGACTCAACTTTTTCTCTCGCGTCCCCCACTTTTGCCCAAAACACAACCAGAACCCAGAAAGGAGAGCGTCATGGCGCGCATGAATACCCGAGGCGCGAAGCCTCGCAACATGGCTACCACTCCCGTCAGCACGACGACGGGACAGGCCTTCACCGCAGAAGGTGGAATGGGGTAGCAGCGCACCCCCAAGGGCGAGCTGTTCCTCGCCGCCGTGACCTCCCTCAACGAGGACACCTTCTACGAGACCGCCGATGAGCGCGTCAACCGTATCCAGACCCTCACCACGGACCCCGAGATCATCAACAGCCCCGAGTGGGCGCTCGGCATGGTCCGCTGGCTCCGCCAGGAAGTCGGACTCCGCTCGATCCCCGGTGTTGTCGCCATGACCGTCGTTAAGGCGCGCCTGGACGCTGGCCTGACCGGCACGAACCGTCAGATTATCGAAGCGGCCATCGGTCGCCTCGACGAGGCCTCCGACATGATCGCCGGGTGGATGAGCCTGTACGGGCGTAACATCCCATCCTGCGTGCGCCGTGGCGTTGCCGACGCTCTGCGCGCCCGACTGTCCGAGCGTTCCTACCTCAAGTGGGTTGGCCGCATGAACTCGGGTAGCGTCACGCTCCGCGATGTCATCAACCTGACGCACCCCAAGCCGAAGGGTAAGACGCAGGAAGCGCTCATCAAACTCGTGCTCGACGAGGGCTACGGCAAGAAGGGCGACGACAAGCAACTACCCACCATCCGAGCACGCCGTCAGTTCCTCGCCATGGACCGTGACGCGCAGATTAGCGCCCTCACCGGCCCGGACGCGAAGGATGTCATCCGTAAGGCTGCTCTCACCCACGAGGTGATCGCAGGCGCAATCGGGACGATCCCCGCCGACGTGTGGGAAACCCTCGTCCCCGAGATGGGTTACATGGCCCTGCGAATGAACCTCCGACGCATCGAAGCATCCGGCGCGTCTCGCGCGCTGATCGCCACGATCAACGAGCGCCTGAGCGACGTGGAAGAGGCTGCGAAGTCTCGCACCATGCCGGTCGCGTTCTACGCAGCGTACAAGAACGCGCCGCTGGCCTTCGCCGCCGCCCTACAGGACGCAGCGAACGCTTCGCTCGAGAACGTTCCCGCGCTCAAGGGGCGCACGCTGGTCCTCCTGGACCGCTCCGGCTCGATGAGCTACCCCATGTCGGCGAAGTCGTCGCTGAGCTGCCAGGACACGGCCAACGTGTTCGCGTCGGCGCTCGCTATTCGAGGCGAGAGCGTCCGAGTGGTTGCGTTCGACGATCACATGGAGGACGTGAAGGTCGCCAGCACGGACCTGCTCCGTGTCGTGGACCAGATGCCCACCGCTCGAGGCTGCACCTACACGCCGGATGCTGTCGCTTACGCCCACAAGAAGGGCGAGAAGTACGACCGCATCATCATCCTCACGGATGAGCAGTACAGGGGCGGCAGCGTCGATAACGCGCTCGACACGTATGCTCCCAGGGTTCCGGTGTTCACCTGGAACTTGGCGGGCTATGCGACAGCGCAGATGGAGGCCCGAGAGGGCCGCTGGACCTTCGGCGGACTCTCCGACAAGGGCTTCCAGATGATCCCGCTCCTCGAGCGCGGGATCGGCCAGTCCTGGCCCTGGGAGTAACCACCCACTAGGGGCCTCACCCGACACTCCCACCACAGGGCGAGGCCCCACCAACGCCCCTATAGCTCAGTTGGTTAGAGCTGCGGACTTTTAATCCGAGGGTCGCAGGTTCGAGTCCTGCTGGGGGCACTCAGTGAAAAACTGAACATGGCGGGGTGCCGGAGTGGACTAACGGAGCTGTCTTGAAAACAGTCGCACCGACAGGTGCCCAGGGTTCGAATCCCTGTCCCGCCGCCAACTGAATACATGGTCCTATGGGGTAGCGGTCAACCCGCCAGATTTTCACTCTGGAGACCCGAGTTCGACTCTCGGTAGGACTACTCCGATCCGGTGTAGCTCAACGGACAGAGCGGGGGACTTCTAATCCCAAGGTTGCAGGTTCGAGCCCTGTCACCGGAACTCCAACAACTAAATACCTACCAGGGGTCAGTGAGCCGAATTGGTGAAGGCACCCGACTGTAAATCGGGCACATCAGAAACGTTGCAGGTTCGAGTCCTGCCTGGCCCACTGGTGGAGTGAAGACGCGAATGTGTGAGTTACTTCTTTGCATAGAAAACACATCCTGGGCGTAGACCCAGGGCCCCATTTGCTCGCGCAGCCTTTCAGCTTTGCTCCACCTCTCCATCTCGGATGGTGTAATGGCAGCACACCGGATTTTGGTTCCGGGCATCTAGGTTCGAGTCCTAGTCCGAGAGCGATCTGCGGGCGCGTCCCTGTCGAGAAGATAGCGACGCGCCCGCAGGTTTACCCAGATCGAGAAAGGAAAACCATGACCATCGGCGAGCGCAAGGCCGCAGCCAACAAGCGCCGACGCGCATTCCACATCTACGCCATGAGCATCGCAGCAGCCCTCAGCGCGGGCGTGTTCGCTGCCCTCGCGTTCGTGGGCCTGATCGGCCCCGCACAGTGGGCCACCAGCCGACAGGAAACCGTCCTCGGGAAGGTGTTCACCGGCTGGCTGACGACCGTCAACATGCCCGCCGCAGGATGGGGGAGCGATACCGTGTTCATCTCCTCCTACACGGGCGACACCACCCACCTGACCACAGGGGAGATGGCCCCCGTCGCCGATCTGAACCTCACGGTCCCGCTCTCGACGACAGCTGAGCACGCCGTCTCCATGAACACCCTCACCGCAGCGCTCCTCGCCGCAGCCCTACTCCTCGTGGCCGTTGCTATGTGGCCGTCCTACGTCACCGACCCCGCACAGCTCGAAACAAGCCTGGCGGGAGCGTTCGAGTGGCCCACCCCCACGACGAGCGAGAAGCAGCGCCAGAAGGCCCGCGAGCGTCGCCAGCAGCGACTAGAAGAGTTCACCGCAGCCCGCGAAGAAGTTGATGACCTCGACGCTGAAACCAATGCCGACACAACCCAGAACGACGCGCAGGAACACCCCGCAGGCACCGAGTTTCTAGCCACCCGCCTCATGGAAGGAACCCGCCATGAGTGAACCCCTCATCATCGCGTTCGCCGCGGCCCTCGTCGCGTCCGCAGCCTTTATGGTCGCCACCGTCGTCCTCATGGGAGACACGGCCTTCAAACGCAGCGCAGACACCCTCAGCGCCACGCTCACAGTCGCCCTCGTCAGCGCCGCATTCGCCTCCCCGATCTTCACCCCGGCCACCTACCAGGTGCCCGACGTGATCCACGCCTGGGTGAACTTCGGCCTCGCAGTACTCGCATTGCTGTTGATGATGGTGACGGTGTGGAACATGTTCCGCCGCTACCCCGACGTGCCCCTCACGATCCACTGGAGCGCGTGGGGCATCAACGGGATCCTCGGGTACGCCCTCTGTGGCTTCATCCCGACAATCCACTTCGTACACGCTGTTAGCCCATGGGTCTGAAAGGAACAGAATCATGAACGACAATAAGCGTAAGCAGGAGCCATCACCTCGTGAGGTTTTTTTCATGCTCGTACTCATCCTGTTGTTCACGTTCGGCAGTTGTAGCTATGCTCACAGAGGGATGGGGAAGATAATGACGCGGGCGGGCGAGTCCCACTCTGTCAGTGACGTGGACACCAGTGTCGTCGCCGATGGAACCCTCAACGACCTCGACAAGCTGACCGTCAACGACGACCCCACCCAGCCCGAGAAGTACAACCGGGTTGAACAGTTCGGCCCTGCCTGGAAGGATGTGGACCATAACGGTTGCGACACGAGGAACGACATCCTCGCCCGCGACCTCATCGTCAGGGGAATGCGTAACTCCTGTGTCGTCACCGCCGGCCAACTCGCAGACCCCTACTCGGGGAAGTGGATCGACTTCAGCAAGAAGGACGCATCAAAGGTCCAGATCGACCATGTTGTCGCCCTTGAGAACGCCTGGCAGTCCGGCGCATATAAGCTCACCCAGGAAGATCGGGAAGCTCTCGCCAACGACCCCAACAACCTCCTAGCCGTCAACGGCCACGACAACATGGCCAAGGGCTCCAAGAGCGCAGACCAGTGGATGCCACCAAACTCCGACTACGCCTGCACCTACGCCTCTAAGCAGGTCCAGATCAAGACCCACTACGCTCTCACAGTGACCAGCAGTGAGAAGCAGGCCCTCGCCGACGCGCTGGCAACCTGCACCACCAACTAGAAAGGCCCTGACCATGGCTTTCACAACAAAGGATGTGCGCCCCGTCTTCGAAGCTAAAATGGGGCCGACTCGCAGGTTCGTCGTCAAAGGCGATGTAGCGTTCGCTATCCTCGACTCAGGTGAGCCTGTGCTCGGGTTCGTCAATTTCTACGGTGGCAGGATTACCGTAGAGTCATTTGTGACTCGCAAGAGTGCCCCTGTTCCCCTGAATGTGGTGCCGCCCCAGTGGTTCGCAAACGCAGCACGTAAGTTCTTCCGTTACATGGAAATGCGCACGCAACAGGACTGGTGGAGAACACTCGTCGTAGTCAGCAGATCCCTCAGCGGCAACTGTGGGACTATTGACCTTGACCCACAGCATCCGTTCGCACAGGGAACGAGGATCATGCACTTCGTTATCACAGACTCCAAGAGAGCAAACGCTCTTGATGCAGACGGAAAACTCATCGGCTCCTACACGAAAGCAGGGGTCATGCAGGCTCTCACCTCCGCTCCTGGACCGATCATCTCTTTCTCCTAATTGCGGTTAAACCAGAAGGAATGAAACATGCCTTTTACTCCAAGGGACGAAGGTTACGTACCTCCACATCTCCCGACTATCAAACGCGAAGTTAATAAGTTGATGGATGGCGTGAAGCGAGTCGGAGCGAAACGGACAAACGTATTCGTTAGCGCCACATCAGGCTACCTAATCGGCAACCTCTCTAGGGGAGCATGGGTGGTGATGCTTACCCCTGTGGAGAAATGCCCTGCAATGGATGTGGTTCCCCCTAAGTGGTTTGCTCGCGGCGTCGAAAAGGCCTTACGGGCAGGTACACCGCAACAGGTCGCCTACGGGAAAACCCTCCTCATACTGGCCGAAGCCACATACCAGGGGAATGGCTGCATTACCCTCTCCGACAATCATCCCCTAGCTGTTGGAGTTGACGGTCTACAGTTCTGCCTAGATTACGGAACAGTGCGGGCGTATGATCGCCACGGCAACATCGTCGGACGATCAATCGGGAAGAACCAACTAGCGCAGATCCTCACTGCAAACCCGGGTGAGATCGCATTCATGGAATGAGGCCTAACCCACCCCTCATTCTCATCACGAGCGGCATCTCCCCTCTGAATGCATCAAGGGAGGTGCCGCCCTATGTAGCCACATACAAGGAATCAACTGAAAGGAACAGTAATCATGACACCGAAACGAAAGCGCCCCACTGAGCTCATCCGCACCACGGTCTACGCGCAGAAAGACCTGGCTCGCATCCTACGCGCTTGGGCTGACGACCTCGAAAAGGGCGGCGCAGACATGGACGCGCTCGCTCGACGCAGCCAACTCACCTCGTGGGTACAGAAGCGCACCGAGAACCAGATGAAGCACCTGAACGCCTCGTTCGAGCGCGTGCTCGCGTGCGCGTCGGAGGCTGATCGTCGAGGCGTTACTGGTGGCCGGTGAGGCTACGACGCGGAGGCCCTGGGGCTGCTGGTTGGTGGTTCCGGGGTTTTTCTCAACCCTAAACCGCCTGTGATCTACTTAACCAATTAGGTGGATGTTAGCGCTTGCGGGCAAACTAACCCACAAGCTACGATCAAACCCATAACCCAGTCACACGAGAAGGAGACACCCTCATGACCACCAACACCGCCATCGACTACACTAAGCTCGCCGACACTGCGGCCAAGACCTACACGACCTCCCGAGATGCGCGCTCCCGCGCCATCGCCAACCTCGCCGTCGTAGACAGCGACCGACGCGGCTACCAGGACATCATCACCGCCGACGGACACATCGACGTGCCCCTATTCGCCGCCTGGTTCACCCAGGACGAGAAAAACGAGATCGCAGAGCGGGCAGTCGCCTACTACCTGGCCGCCAACAAGTTCGAGGAGTACACGCGAGGCACTATGCGCTACTTCGAGGACGCGATGGCCACCAGCACTGCGCTCGCCCTCATCACCGAGGTCCACCGCCTCATCCACCAGGACAGTAACATGGGTGCTCTCTTGCGCGAACTACGCGACAGCGAAGAGGGGCAGGAACTCGCCGTCTATCCCGACTTCTCTAAGATGTTCGCGTTTGTCGCCAATTCCGAGTGCCGCGCCAACAGCGCCAAGGGCGCTCTTCTCGATAGCGCATCTGACACCCTCCGCAAGGCAATGGCACCCTACAACAGGGACGCTGTGACGCTCATGCTCATCCGCTTCTTCAAGAGAGACACAGACGAGCATGGAAACCTCGTCTACGACAACCACTACTTTAACCTCCGCAACCTCCCCACACTGCACGATGTTGAACTCAACAACAACATGCGCGCATCCGAGTCACAGTTTTGCACAGTCGATACCATGCTAACGAGGCACTTCTACATGGAAGCCAGGAGCCGCCTCAGCGACTCCATCTCGCGCGCCACCAAGAACATGCAGGGGCGTATCAAGAACGGACTGGGCACACTGGGCAACTAAAAGAAGACGGACACGCAGAGAGAAAGGACAAGACATCATGACCGCCATCACCGCCACCCCCGCCCGGGCCCGACTCGCCGACCCCCAGACAAGCTGGGATGCGGCCCTCACAGTCAACGCCACGAAGTCGTGGCTCCTCTTCGCAGAACTCAGGACCATCGAGAAGGATGAGTGGATCGGAGAGGAGTTGACCAACGAAAATGAAAAGCTGAACATCGAAGGGCTCTTCACCGCCCTCACCCCGTCCCGCGTTCGAACCATCGTGTCCGACTGGAAGAAGCAGGGGTACGTCGAGGAACTGCCCAAGCGTGCTAAGACCTCCACGGGGCGCACCGCCCGACTCCACCGACTCACCCCACAGGGGCGCGAACTCGTCGCAGTTCTCCGCGACATCAACCGAAAGGCTAACCAGCAGTGACAGAACCCGACCCATCCCCACCAGTGGCGGAAACACTCGCCCGCCTACAGCTCGCGCTTAAGGCGCGTCGAGCAAGCGCCGCCCATGCTCTCATCACGAGGGCGCGCATCAACGCCCGCAACTACCCATCGGAGGCCACGTTGCCTCCACGCATCTCACGTAAGAAAGGCAAAGCTCAACATGGCAGCGAAGAAGGAAGTCAAGACCCTGCGTAAGTCGAAGAAGTGGGACGATCTCGCCCCGCGCATCATGGCTTACGCGAAGCTCCTCAAGGATCGCGTGAAGAACGCCGAAGGCCCCGTCAAGACGTACATCCTTGACAACCTGGATGAGCGGTTCCCGGCAGTCGCCCAGAAGGGCGGCTACAAAATTGATGCCGATGTCCACGGCGACTCAGGCACGCTCTCCTACCGCAAGCCCTCCCGCAAGCCGGGAACCGGCCTCAAGATCGTGGACGCTCTCGCATTCATGGCTTGGTGCGAAGAGAACGGTATCGAGCACAACGCTCAGCCGACCGTCACGTTCCCCGAAGAGTTCGTGACCCAGGAGAACCTAGCCAAGCTCATCGAACAGGCTGGTGGCGTGATGCCTGACGGCATGGACGACGACACAACGCTCAACGCAGCAACCCTCACGGTTCGCATGAGCGAAGAACAGGCCAAGCACCTCGTGGACGACAAGCTCACCGTCCGCAAGCTCCTCGAGATGCTGGAACTCAACGAAGACCTCGCCTGACACCCCCTCCACATGTAGAGAAAGGTTACCTACATGACACCCAAGACCACCGACGCGCAGCCCGCCACCAAGAAGGCTGCACCCAAGACGCGCACCCCCAAGACCGTTAAGGCTGAGGAAACCCCCGCGCCCACGTGGGAGGTTCCCGGCTACAAGGCGCTCAGTGAGGAGGAAATGCGCCGCGACTTGGCCGAAGCTGGCATCTACGCCCAGGCACACGCGCTCGTTCCTTACCAGATGCGAGGAAACACGGGTGACATGTATCTGCTCATGCAGATCGCCAAGCACCTGAACATCCCCCTCATCACCGCCCTGCGTGGCCTGTCGTTCATCGGCGACAAGGACGTGAAGCCCGCCATGACGGCGCAGCTCATGTCTGCGTTGGTTCGCAACGCAGGCCACACGCTCCGCGAGCAGTGGGACGCGGAAACCAACACGGCCACCGCCACCCTCATCCGCAAGGACGACCCCTCGTTCGAGCACGTCGCCGTCTGGGACGAGGAGAAGGCCCGCGTCGCTGGCCTATGGGAATCGACCCCCACGTGGGTCCAGTACCCGAAAGCCATGCTCACCGCCCGCGCCATGAGCGAGGTGTGCCGCCATGCGGCCTCCGAAGTGCTCCTGGGGTTCAGCTACGTGCCCGAAGAGTTCCAAACTGCCGAGTCGGCCTCGCGTGTCCTGGATATGCGTGAGCAGGTGAAGCACGACATGGCTCGACTGAGCCTGTCGAACGAGAAGGTCGCCGAAGTCCTCGACGGCGTGACCCTCCCCGGTATCCCCGTCGCCCTCATGACTCCGCGAGAGCTGGAGGATGTCAACGCTCGTATCGGCGTGATCGAGTACGAGCGCGACAAGGACAAGATCGACGAGGTGCGTGAGCGCATCCAGAAGGGCCGTGACAAGCTGAACCTGAGCGAAGGCGCGTTCGCTGAGATCGTGCGCCGCAACGTGCGCCCCGGCAGGGGATACGACACCATGAACTTGCGTGAGGCTGAGCAGGTGCTTGACGCGCTCCTGCGCCAGGCGAAGAAGTCGGGTATCCGTTCCGGTCAGCGTCAGGCTCAGCCCGCCTCGCAGGCCCCGGCCCCGCAGTCGCCCGCGCCTCAGCAGCAGGCTCCCGCGCAGCCTTACCAGAGTCCGCAGCAGCCTCGCCCGCAAGCGCAGCAGGGATACACCCAGTACATGCCCGCACAGCCCCAGGAAGCCCCCCAGCAGCGCCCAGAACCGGCTCAGCAGCCCCAGCAGGCCCCCACGCCCGCACAGGAGTCCTACGGCCTCTACGACGAGTCTCAGCGCCCCGAGCAGTACCCGCCGCTCGGCTCCCAGAACCCGCAGGGTACTCCTGGCATTAGGGCCATGATCCAGCGCGCCTTGCAGACCCAGGGTATCCCCGAGGAAAAACTGCCCAACATCCTCATCGCCACCTTCAAAAAGGGCGAGAAGGCAGAGAACGTGGATGCACTGACCATGGACGATATGACCACCCTCCTTGACGGCATCCAGCGGTACGCGACAGAACCCGAGTCCTTCTCGGAACCCACCGTTGAACTCCCCTTCGATGGCGACGCTTCTGCCGACAACATGGACGACCTGGAAGCGTCCTACATTGCGCAAGGGGACGAGGTGAACGATGACCCTGAAACGTGGAACGAAGGCTGGCCAGAAACGGCAAAGCCCGGCGGCGCTGCGAACTAGCACCGGACCCAGCCAGCAAACCCGTGAACTCATCTATGGGCGCGACATGTGGCGGTGCGCCAAGTGCGGTAAGGACATCACATACGTCCAATCCAGCATCCAGCACCGCAAAGCCCGCGGCATGGGCGGCACGAACGACCCATCAATCAATAGCCCTGCCAACCTCATTGTCCTATGCGGCTCTGGCACCACGGGGTGCCACGGCCACGTCGAAGTGAACAGGCGCGAAGCTCGCGAACATGGGTGGGCGGTCTCCCAATACGCAGACCCCCACGACGTGCCCGTCCAATACAAGGACGGCCTGTTCCTCCTCGACGACACCGGCCACCGCATCCCCACCACATAACCCGAACCACCTCACCACCTGAAAGGGGTGAACTCATGTCTAAGCGACTCTACGTCGCCCTACCTCGCGACTACACGCACGAGAACTCCTGTGCAGACGGGGATACGCGCATCGCTTTTCTTTACCTTGAACTCCTCGGCTATGAACTGGTCAAACCAGCGGATAGCGACACGAATGGAGCGGATCCCCTGCGCATGTTGTTGCAGTGCGATGGCGTTCTCATCATGCCCGGCTGGGACACCGATCCCATGAGCGCTCACGCCGCCACTATCGCCCAATACCACGGTATCCCCGTGGGCTCATACGACCACTGGTCCGCTCACCCCGTAGAAGAGGGTCAGTGATGAGCTTCAACGACCAGGACAACGGAGCGCTCAGCTCTCTCGTCATGCCCGAAGCGTGGACCGAGAGGGGCGCGTGCGCGCGAGCCCTCAACCCTGACGCTTGGTTCCCCGAGCGCGGAATCAGCGATAACCGCGAAACCGCCCTCGCCCTGAGAGTGTGCGCCGACTGCCCCGTCAAGGATCTGTGCCTCAAGGAAGCGCTCGCTCAGGGCCCCTCCTGCGAGGGAATCTGGGGCGGCACCACGCACGCCGAGCGTCGCAAGATGCTCCGCATGGGCTGCACAACCCTCGAGGAGTACAAGGCCCTCACTGAGCCGAAGACCGAGGAACCCGCCCAGGCCCCCGCCCAGCCCGAGCAGGACACGCCCACCGTTGAACCTGCCGCCCCCGTGAAGGACAAGACCACAACCTTCCCCGACATCCTCTCGGAGGTGATGCAACTGCCTGGGAACTACACAATCGGAAGCCTGTTCTCGGGCTATTAACGGTGGCCTCGACCTCGGCGTACAACTCGCCCTCGGCCCTGCACGCCTCGCATGGGTGAGCGACATCGAACCCGGCCCCCAAGCCATCCTCGCCCACCACCACCCCGACGTGCCCAACCTCGGTGACATCACGCGAATCGACTGGAGCCAGGTCGAACCTGTAGACGTGATCTGCGGCGGCTCACCCTGCACCGACCTCTCACTCGCCGGCGCTCGAGCTGGCATGACCAAGGACACCCGCTCAGGACTATGGGAGTCCATGTTCCACGCAATCACCGCTATCCGCCCCAGGCTAGTCGTCTGGGAAAACGTACAAGGAGCACTCAGTGCATCAGCTTTTAGCCTCATGGAACCCGAACAGGGACATATGGGAGGACGGCCAACCGGACCTGTTCTCCGAGCACTCGGGCGTGTACTCGGAGACCTTGCCGGCATCGGGTATGACGCGACGTGGACAGTTGTTCAGGCTTCCGACGTTGGAGCGCCCCACAAGCGGGCCCGAGTCTTCGTTGTTGCTCACCCCCACGGCGAACCTTGGCTCGAACGGTGGGAGCCAACCACCCGAGAAACGCCGGGAGGGCGGTCATGGTCCGACGTTAGCGGACGTGATCGAACACCTCGAACCCTGATCCCCACGCCAACCGCGTCAGACTGGAAAGGCGGGTACCACCAGGAAGGGAAAGGCATGAGCCTGTCTCAGGCAACCAAGCTCCTCCCCACACCCGTCGCCCAGGCCCCAGGGAACACCGCCGAAGCCCACCTACGGAAGAAGCCAGGCCGCACGCAAGTCACCGACCTCGGCATCATCGCCCGCGAAAACCTCTTCGCGACCGGAGGGAATCTCCTGCCCACCCCGCAGGCCACCAACGCCACCTACTCGTCCAACGGCTACGGTCCCAACCTCCACGAGACAGCAGGAACCCTGCGCGACAGTTTCGGACCCTACGCGCCAGCCGTCGCCCACTGGGAAACCATCACCGGACGCACAGCCCCAGCCCCGACAGAGCCACCCCTGCGCGAGGGCGGCAAGCCCCGTCTGTCTGTCCGCTTCGTCGAATGGCTCATGGGACTACCCGACGGACACGTCACGGGCGTAGGCCTCTCACGCGAGAAAACCCTGCGCGCCCTCGGTAACGGGGTCGTCCCCCTGCAAGCAGCAGAAGGCATCCTGCGAGCCTTCCAACAAGAACGCCAAGTCGCCCTCGAGGAAGGCTGGCCCGAATACGCTCAAAGAACAGGAACACGATGAACACGATCCGCAGCACACGTCCACGCAGCCGTGGCCGCATCACGTGCGACATGTGCGGCACACGGATCCCCCGAAACGTCCAGTACTCACGCACGGAAACCGCCGACATGGGCACCATCGTCACGGTTCGCGTGTGCGATCACTGCGCCACGTGCATCAACTTGTGCGCACGAGATACGGATTGGCAGTACGGCGATGACGGCTTCACAGCTGACGATCTCCGTGAATGGGCGCTCAATAGCAACGCCATAGAGGCCACCCAGTACCTTGCTCGAGCCGAGCAAACACTTTCCTGAAAGGACCAGTTTCATGAAGAGCCAGGCATTCATCACCACACGCAACCACGAAGCTGACGCAGCCCACCTCAACGCTCAAGGCCTCCACGTCACCGTCGAAGCAGACCCAGACGGAACACCGTTCCTCGCGCTCACAGTGCCGAACGGACACCTGCCTGGACGCCTGCACTACTTGAATCCGGGCGATGCGATCATCTGGACCCCCGGCTACTTGCCGATCCCCGTCACGGTCGTACCAGAACCCCTCGTCACAGCACTCACGGAGCACATCTCCTCTCTCATCTCAGCCGCAACCAAGAAGCACTGCCGATGAACGCCGAAGACATCCTCAACGCCCTACGCCACCACTACCCAACAGCGGCGTTCGTCCCCGAGCTCACCATCAACGACGAACAGTCCCTCACGGACTACTACGAACAGGGCGAGCATGAGGCATTCACGCGACGCATCGACGCACTCATGTTCGACAAGCGCATCCGCACGGCCATCGAGATCAAGGTGGACCGAGCTGACGCGAAGAGAGAAAGCCTCGCCAAAGTCCGCGCCTGGCGACAGGTCACACACAGGTTCTTCTACGCCACCCCAGCAGGCCTCATCGACTCCCCGCCCATCATGAGCGGATCCATCGGCCTCCTCTGGATACACCCAGACGGTCGTATTGAATGGCGCAGAAAGTGCCGCCTCAACCCCTCCCCAGAACCACTACCCCTGATCGTCCAAGAACGCATCGCACACCGAGCCAGCAGCTACGCTCTCGTCCCCAAGGAACTACGTCCATGACCTTCAACCCGCGAATCACACAAGCCCTACGCCCAGCCGAAGATGGGACCATGAAGCGCAAGAAGAAACTCCGCTGGGGCAAGACCAGCTGGTGCACGAAACCGCCCCGCAAGATCCGGTACCGCACCAAGCTCGACGCGAAGCTCGCCCTCGCCTCCACGCAGCGTTCGCGTAACCCGCGACGTGAAGAACGCCGCTACTACAGGTGTCCAGCGTGCAAGGGCTGGCACCTCACCTCACACTGACTACCACACGGTAATAAAAGGTGACGGTATTGGCACTCCGGTCTCGTTCTCCACGGGGGCTAGACTTGAGCGAAGCGAGCTGCATAGTGCATAACGCTTGCCCAAAAGGGTTGATATATGGCCAAAAGGTGCGCTTTGGGGGACATGTTTCTACGTTCTGGTTTAGGTTCGCGTGCTACGGCGCTCCATTTGGCACGAGGTAAGCGCAAAAACCTTGTGACCCACTTAACCAATCATGGGGATAATATGCCCCCAAAACAGTGGTACCGTTGCCACAATAAACCATCCATGCAGACACACAGAAAGGAACGTTGCCATGGAACAGAACCAGATCCTCGGATACCTCGGGGGCCTTTTTCAGAAGAACGCGCCGATCACCGACGAGGTGTTCAGCGCGCTCAAGGAGTGCCTGAAGCCCCGCAACCTCGATATAAATGACTATGTGTCCGGCGAGACGGTGCGCATCCGCGCCGCCATCGACTCCCTCGGCTTCCGCCACGGCAAGAACCTCAACGCTTACGTCGAATACCAGGAGAACGAGGGAGAAGCACCCTTCGTCTTCCTCACCATCGAGTCTGAAGACGGCCACTTCTCCTCTCGGTATTCCAAGCTGACCTTCAAGATCAACGAGACCGGCTACGCGAACACCATCCTCGAGTGCTCCAGCCGCAATGGTGAGGGCTGGCACGCCTACGAGATCCCCACCATGCTCGGTGTGGGCGCAGCGTACTATGCGCTCCTCGCATGGGAGGCCTACAAGGGAATCGAGGCAGGTCGTCTCGAAGCGGTCTCATGCGTGGACGACTGGAGTAGCTACCTCGAAGACTATCCCGAGGTTGAAAACGATGAGCGCACAGAGGAAGAATGCCTCACCTCGGCGCTCATGCTCCTGGCCCAGAATGCCGAAGAAGTCAGCGACGAGGACGGCGAAGAGGAAGACGAGTGAACGCCACCTACCTACCCCCGACCAACAAGGCAACGTCGCTCGCATCCCTGCTCCAGGTCCACTTGGGCCAGGCAGAGCGCATCACCGACCCCCTCACCCACTTGGAGAACATCTCCATGGGCGACCTGCGAGTCATCGACCGCCGTAACGGTCGCGCTTACCTGCGTGACGGCTCCACCATCACTGCTCGTAAGAAGAGCAAGACTGGCGAGTGGGTCGTCGAAACGCGAGGCCCCATCCAGAAGAAAGGGGCATTCCTCCAATGAGTTACAACCAGTGGATCTCAGACGTAACGTTTGAGGCAGGAGACCTATCCAAGGCAACCTTCACCCCAGCGGATGAGGAGATGTTCGAGCAGTGGCTCCTCAACTACATCGCCACCCACGATGAGACATGCCAGAAGGGCTACAGGTACGACATTTACTTCATGTTCGCCTGGCACTTCACCTACGGCCCCGATGGGCGACTCACAGGACTGGCAGTCGATTTCCCGTGGGATGACGATTACGTCCCCGACTTCTTCGTCACCGAGCTGGAGGGAACCAGTCTGTTCTTCCGCGAGCGCGGCGTGCGCTTCAAGCTGGTCTTCAACAAGGCTGGTGAAGAAGATGACGACCGCTGGCAGATCACCACCACCCATGGCGGCGTGTGGGCGGCTCGCGGGAAGCTCGTCTACGGCAAGCGTGAGCGCATTGCCTAAGTCGATGTCGATAACGGTGTGGGTGCCGGGTAAACCCGAGACTCAGGGCTCTACCCGATGCTTCACGCCCCAAGGATCACGCAAGCCGGTCATCGTCCACGACAACCCCCGGCTCGAAGCATGGCGCACCGCCGTCACCTTCCTTGTCAAACACGCCGCCCACAAGGCCCGCTGGGACACCCCTCTGGACGAGCCAGTCGAGGTGGTCGCTGAGTTCTATCTCCGACCTCCTAAAAGACCACGATTTAAACTCCCCGCCGTCAAACCTGACCTCGACAAGCTCCAACGAGCAATCGGGGACGCTCTCGGAAACGGGATACTCCGGGACGACAGTCGCATCGTCCACTGGAACGTGTGGAAGCGCTACGGCACAGAACAGGGCGTGAAACTCACGCTCACACGACTCACCCAGGAAGAAGTCACCAGACTCGCTCAGGAAGGAGAAGATGACCAATGATGAAGGTAGCGAAAACGACACTGCGTAGCGTCCTGTGCGCCGCTCTGTTCACCCTCGGAACCGTCTCCACGTTCGCGTGGCTCATCGGCTTCGGCAGCGGCCTCGCAGCCTTGTGCGCAGCACTGCTATATCCCTCCCTCGTCGTCGATGCGGCACTCCCGCTCCTTGGAGCTGGGGCCGTCAGCTTCGCCGCTAGGGGCATCTCCATCTTCGGCTTGCGCCTCATGACCCCGAACGACAAACGCCAGCCCCTCCGAACCGACCTCATCGGATGGATCGGCTTCGTTGATGACGAGACCCTACGGATGACGCTAGAGGCCGGAAAGGAAGTGCCAAATGGGTACGCGAAGACCACCAACTGACCAGCCGCGCCCCTGCCAGCTCAGGCGGACCCCAGAAGCCATGCAGGTCACCAGCGACAACCTGCGCCAGGTAGCCCGATGGTGCCACGGCGCTCTACAAACCGAGGGCGGCAAGATCGCCCTCATCGAAGTCACAAACACCATTACCTCACACACAACCACCGCCCATGTCGGCGATTACATCGTGCGCCGATACCGCGGCAACCGATCCATCTTCTCCGCCATTCCGTGCGACGAGTTCGAGCAGGAATGGACCCTACGACCCATCAAGAAGGAACCCCGATGAGCAACTACGACAACGAGCTCCGCATCAGCGGAAACCTGACCCGCGACCCCGAGCTGCGCTACACCCAGTCCGGTAAGCCAGTCGCATCATTCACCGTCGCCGTCAACCGCCGAGTCCGCGACCAGTCCGGCAACTGGGTGGACGGCACCACTCTCTTCGTGCAGTGCGTAGCCTGGGAACAACTCGGCGAGAACGTCGTAGAGTCCCTGCGAAAGGGCGTGACTGTCGCCGTCTCGGGCAGAGTCGAGCCCAAGGAGTACGACTCGAACGGTGTGAAGGTTCGTGGCTTCGAACTGATCGCCGACGATGTCAGTGTCTCCCTGCGTCGCCAGCAGGCCACCGTCAAGAAGACCACCCCCTCATCCGGCGGTCAGGGTAATGGCTACAACTCCCACAGCCCCAACACTCAATACACGACAGACCCCTACAGCACAGGGGCACCTTTCTAGCCCAGACAGGACACAAGACCATGGCCACCGCCTCCCACATGTTCCCGTTCATGCTCACTCTCCCTGACGGAACCCTCCACGATGCAGTCCGCATCTATGGGGAAACCCTCGAGGCCGTCGCCGAGTGGTGCGGCGGGGAAGTGGGAGGCGCTGCCATCCCCGGCAAAGGCACCGTCGCTGGCATCCTCTACCCCACAGGTAAAGGCCATGATGCGTTCGCGCCCGTTGGCTCCTACCTCCTGCGAGGATCCGTCTCTGTCCAGCACATGAGCGCCGAAGAGTTCAACAAGATCTACACGAGCCTCTGACAGCCCATGCCCACCCAGACGGCGCAGCAGATCATCGCCACAGCACGCCGCAACGCAGCCGCACTCCCATCCGAGCAAGCCGCCGCCCGCGAGCGCCGCAACACGGCACGCAAAGCCGCTCGCAAAGCCCGCGAAGCAGCCAAACCAGTACGCGCCGCCCGAGAACTCCCACCCATCGACGGCGCGCACTGGGCAAAGCGGCGATACGGCTCCAACTGGCTCTACCCAGCAGTCCAACTCACCAGCCCCCACGCCGCACGCATCGTCGCCCAATGGGCACCACGCACCACCCACTACATCGAAACCCCCTCCATGTGGGGCCTGTACGTGTGGAACAGCAGGCGTGGACCTGAACCCGTTCTCGCACAAGAAGGCTGGTACATTGTGCGCACAAAGTATGGGCTACGAGTAATGCAATCAGCCGTTTTCCAGCAGCTTTACGAACCCTTCGCGCCACAAAACAAGTAATACTCACCTAGCGGTAGGCAATACCTGAAACCGCAACGAAATAAAGGTGGCAACAACCACATTACGCGCATTAAAGAGACGTTTTTAGTTGCAAAACAACCACTTTCGCAACCACCACAAACTAATACGCCAACAAAAACCAGAAAATACGCTTGAAAAACATTCAGCGTACATATAGGCTTTCCGTGAAAGCACGGAGCGAGGGAGCACGCACTCCCTCCATCAACACAGAAGGAGACAAAACTTTGTCTATCGTGACCACCAAGCGCTCGGCCCTCACGAAGGCCGTCACGCTCTTCGCGCTCGCGGGCATGGGCGTTATCGCCCACCCTGCAACGGCGACGTTCGCAGCGCCCGACAATGCTACCGACGGTGCTCCCGCCGCCGCTACCGCCGATGGCGGCAATAGGATCATCGCATCGGACCCCGGCACATCTACCGCAACTGGTGGCATCAAGATCACCAATACGAACGTGAGCGGTCGTTACGGAGACAAGTTCTCCGTTAATGCAACGCTCGACATTAAGGTCAATTACGAGGGCGATAAGGTTGAGAAGGGTGCCACCTTCTCCGTCGGCCTGGGTGATGGCCTTCAGATCCCCAGCGGCTTCAACTCTGTGGCCCTCAAGGCCACGGCTCTCGATGGTTCTGAGAAGACCATCGGTCAGTGCGTCGCCGCTAACGGCACCTTCACCTGCACCGTCACTGAGAACGTTGCCGAAGTCCTCGGGGGCAACGGCTCCATCAAGAACGGCTTCGTAAAGCTCGAAGCCACCCTAACCAAGGCCAGTATCGGCAAGACCACCACCGATGTGGTAGTTGACGGCACCAAGCACACCGTGTCGCTCGGCAAGGGGGGTTGTCGGCGAGGAAGTCACCCCCGGCGACCACAAGTTCTGCTTCTCTCACGGAATGACCCCGGAAGGCCTGTACGAGTTCATGTGCTGGCTCCAGGCCCAGGGAAACCCCGGTGACACGATCACCATTGTTGAGGGACGAGACGACATCACGTTCAAGAAGACCGTGTACACCACACCTACGGAACACGGCGACTGGGCTAACCCCTCGGCCACAGGCAAGGCAACGGTGAACGGAAAGACCATCACGTTTACCATCCCCGACGGCACCGGCACGCAGGAAAACCGTGTCGGAGTCCTGGTCGCCACGTCTGAGAAGACGATGACCAACACCGCCACCGTCAACGGCAAGGAAGTTTCTTCCACCGTTACGTGGCGAGCCAAGGGTTCCTCGGGCGCGGAAACCGACGAGGACGCCAAGCCGGTTCCACCCACGCCAACTCCGACCCCGGACCCGACACCGGAGCCGACACCGGAGCCGTCCGAGCCTCCGGCCCCCACGCCTGAGCCCTCGGAGCCTCCTGCTCCCACCCCGGAGCCGTCCACGCCTCCGGTCACCCCCGACCCTGAGCCGCCCGCTCCGACACCGGACCCCACCCCGGAGGCACCGAAGCCGGACCCGAAGCCTGAGCCCACCCCGGAGCCCTCGGAGCCCCCGGCCCCCACGCCTGCTCCGACACCGGATGCTCCTAAGCCGGATCCGAAGCCCACGCCCGAGCAGCCCACCCCGGATCCGAAGCCGGAACCCTCTACTCCTCCGGTCACTCCCGACCCGAAGCCCAGCGTTCCTCCGGTCACCCCGGATCCCGAGCCCAGTGTCCCGTCCGTGACCCCGGACCCGAAGCCCTCGGAGCCCCCGGTTACGCCTGAGCCCTCCACGCCTCCGGCTCCCACACCTGAGCCGAAGCCGACCACCCCTGTCACCCCCAACACGCCCAGCACCCCGGACACCCCTCCGGTGACCCCCAAGGCCCCCACGCCTTCCACTCCCGCCAGTAATGGCAGTGGCACGCTGGCTAAGACGGGTGCCGACGCTGGCCTGATCGCTGGCGCTGGCGCGCTCGCCGTCGTCGGTAGCGCGCTCCTGGTGGCCCGCCGCCGCCAGAACAAGAACTGACCCCCAGTCAGCAAATAGGGAGGCCCCAGAGATGCAATACTCTCCGGGGCCTCCCCCTTTTTAGCAAAACCGTGGTTTTGCCCGGCCTTGCAACGCTTTTAATGTTGCTGTAGTAATGCGCGTAATGCTATAGTAGGGCATTAAGGAACAATTCATCAGAAAGGAGCAACAAATGCTCAAGAAATACCAGGTCACCAAGATGGTTGACGACCTCGACGGCTCTCAAGCCGACCGCACCATCAAGTTCAGCATCGACGGCGCACACTACGAAATCGACCTATCCAAAGAGAACGCGGATCAGCTTCGTGAGGCGTTCGCGCCCTACATCGCCAACGGTCGGCGCGTGACCTCACGGAAGTCGTCACGCAGGTCCAGCAGCGCTAGCACGGGGCGCGCTCAGCGCCAGAAGGCGGCAGAGATCCGCGCCTGGGCCATTGAGAAGGGCTACACGTCATCCACGCGAGGTCGGCTCGGCCCGACCATCATTGAGGCCTACGAGGCCGCGCATCAGAACGCGGAAGCTCAGTAGTCAAAAGCCGCACAGGAAGGAACCCCGATCATGGCTTCACGCAAGGACATGCCCGCCATCACATTCATCGACATGCACGGCGAGGTAGACCTACGCACCCTCCCTCTGGGGACAGTGATCGTCACCGTAGGCCCTGGCCATGGCAAGACGCATGAGGACCGCCAGTACATGAAGTTCAAGCGCTTGTGGCGCAGCCCCGATGAAGGCGCATGGGATGACCACTCACTCGCGGAAGACCTCGCTGAGCAGGTACAGGCTGGCCGTCGAGTTATCGCCCACTACGTCCCCATCTACTGACAAGAAAGAAGAAGTGACATGTACAACCCGAGTCTCCTCGCGGATCTTGCCGTCAAGAACGGCGCGAAGATCAAACGCAGCACAAAAGAGATCAACGATGCCATTTTGGCATCCCCACAGGCAAAGATCGTGCCGTTCAACACTCCTGCAAACTTTTTCAAAAGGGATACGTCCTTTGAGGTGTCAGAGGGAAGCGATACCATCACCGTGTCTTTTGCGGCGACCGTTTCCGCGCCCGTCAGCACGCACGTTGGCGACGAGACGTTGACCGAGGTGGAGTACGGTCGCTCCTTCACCTGTGAAGCAGTGCTGGATGTCGAAACAATGCGCATCAAGGAGGGCAGTCTTCGCCTTGTTGACTTCCACTCCTCGAGCGACGATGCGACCTCAAACAAGGAGAGGCTGACAAAAGAATCAGAACAGCAGGCTCGGGAGCGCGTATTTGATCGCGAGGAGGTAGTGGAGAACCTGTCTGGTCTTCCCTATGGCGAGTCCTACCTCCACGGCGTTCGCCTGAGCCTTGTGGAAAACCCTGAGCCGTGGGTGCAAGCCCTTGTTGACGACCTACGCACCCAGTGCTGCGCAGTGTTCGACAGCGAGGAGACGTACTGCGATCCGGCCAGCCCAGAAGCCGGTCACGGGTCTTTCCCCAACGACCTGTACCCCATCCATGACCGGGTTCGCAACATCCTGCGCGCCGGCATCCGCGGCGAGGGCGACTGGGCAGCGTATGCTCCGCTGATCCGCGCAGCCACTCCCGAGAACGTGTGGAGCCTGTACAGGCTCCCCGAAGATCTTCCACTGCTGAAGGTGGAGGATCTGCCGGTCTCCGCCGAAGACACGAAGACCCTGGGAGAACTGCTCTCCGTCATGGAGCTGATCGGAGTCTCTACCCCGGAGCAAGAAAAGCTGGTCGAGCAGCACAAGGTTCTAACACAGCTACATGACGCAGCTCCACGTACCGACCAGTTCTACACCGCTCTTTTTGAGAAAGAGGGGTGGGTGGCGGTTGAGCGCATCAACCTCTACAACAGCAGCGTCAACGCCATCGCCACTGAGGGAATCTCCCAGCCTGTCGCGGATGCCGTTAAAGCACTGAGGTGGCATCTCAAAACCAGCGGTGTTCTCCGCACCCTCTATGAGGCTCAGGAGAAGCGCAGCAAAGTCAAGCCGCTACAAGACCTGAACTGTCTCCCTCTCGGCGCGTACCTTCGCGTAAAGGGCTCATGGTGGGAAGCGCGTGAGAGAGAACAGGGTAAGCCTGTAAGTGAACTCAACACGTTCCTTCCGCACGAGTACGTCTTCGCTGTCGAAGAAGGGCGTAGCGAGCAGGTACGTAGTGACTGCGCTGACTTCCTCGCGCACTTTATCCCGTTCCCCGTGCTTGGAACCACCCAGCTTCTTCGAGGTTTGCTTCCGTTGAGAATTAGCGCCGTGGATGCACTTATCATCAGTGCGCTAACACGCAGCAAGAAGCCATACTCAAAAGATGAACACCGTTCTCTGCTGGAGGCTTGCGTGTCCGCAGGAATATATGACACGTCATACGTGGAATCTTGCGGAGAAGAAGAACTGTCGGCGATTGCTCCTCATCTCAATTTGCTGGACCCTTTGCTCTCTAAGCAAAAGGAACTACACGAGGCACTTGATGCTGCCGTCAGGCCGGCAGCTCAGCAGGCCCCCACTTTTGGGGACATCAGAACGCTTATGCAGGCGATTGCTGACACGCTGCCGCTACTCGATAGCGTGCATTGCATGAATAAGCAGTGGGCTTCTGTTCAAAACCACCTGCGTCGCAACGGCGTGCCAATGAACAAAGAGCGCCAGGCAGAGCGGCAACAACGCAGCGAAGTTGTAGACATGCTCCTAAACAAGTTGCACCTCACCGAGGCCGATCTGGAGCACGTTAAAACGAGTCGCCAGCTCTTGCTTGGAGAAAGCGAAGAGTATGTTAATGACTCAACATTTGGGTCATTTATCGACAGGACACTGGATTGTTTCTTTGCGGTTCCATGGTACTCCTGGCCGGACTATTTCAATAACAATTACGACCGTGAGCATGTGCGGACGAACCAGAAGCTACGGCACGATGCGCATGTTCCCACTTCCCAGATTGAGGTTGACTGGGGCGGGCTACAGGCTCGCATCGTGAAGAATGTCTTCTGGGCGTTTATGCAAAAGTCGCCCCAAAGGGACGCAGTGTTCACAAAAGACGAATCTAAGCGCATTTTGGACTACGTGCGCACTGGAAATGTTCGAGATATTGTGTACGAAAGCTACACGTGGGGCCAATCTCCTTCTTGTGATGATGCCTTCAACGTGTTTGATAGGACCAACGGCACTCGGATGGATCCCGACGGGCATATCATCATTACCCCTTATGAGGTTGAGGATGCGCCTGAAAGAAGAGAGGGAGGGCGAGTTGCAACTGAGCGCGCGCGCTTGGCAAATGAACTCTACTCACGAGCAGATGTCCAAGGCTACCAAGTAAACATCCGTAGTAGCTATGTCGTCGCAGTTGGCGGCACGGGCCGAGGGGACACGTGCACATACGAGGGGCAGGAAGTCCCCCATTTCCACGGGACAGCTGACGAACTGTTCAGTTTGAGGGACTGGTGGTACACCCACAATGGCTTCGATTTTAAGGACTACGCGGAGCTCATCAAAGCTGACCCTCGAACATGGACGACGTACTGGATCCTTCACTCCCCGTTCCAGTATGAGTTCATTCATCGACATTCAACGGAAAGGCGTAGGCATCTCTAATTGATCGCACCTGCGAGAAGAGGAGGGATCTACTTTCGGGTAGATCCCTCCCCTCTGCTGTGTGCGGGGCTTAGTTCAGCTCACCGTAGTGTCCTGCCGTCAGTCGGCGAGAAGGTGGTAGATGAGTGAAGGGCACGTGTAGGGCGTGGCTCCGAATCGTCCCTCGAGGTAGTTCTTGGTGATGTTGCTTCCTGCCTGTAGGCCGGTGAAGTCGGAGAGCTGGTAGAGCGTGGTGGCCTGGGCACTGTTCTTCTCTGTGAACCAGATGCGCTCACGGTTGCGGATGGGTCCGCGGCCGATGTCCATGAGTGCGATGTCGTTGGTCGTGAAGATGAGCTGGGCTCCCGTCTGGTTGACGGTGTGGTCGGTGAACCAGTCGATGATGGTGCGGCCAAGGCCCGTGTGGAGGGATACGGTCAGGTCGTCCACGACAAGCACCTGGCCGCTGGTGAGCGTGTCAACGGCTGCGGCGGCGAGCGCCAGCCACATGATGCTCCCCGAAGACGCTGAGAGCGCCGTATGGGGGAGTGCGCGCGCCCCGTAGCGGAACTCGAGGAGATGAGGGAGAGCCTTCGCGAGCGCGACCTCCGCAGCCTCACCGTCTACGGGGGTGTGGCGTGTGGAGCGCGCTGGCCGCTGGGGGGCGCACAGCTCAATGCTCGTAGTGCCAAGGTCTGCGACCTGAGCAAGCGTGCTCAGGGCCGTCGTATCGAAGCGGCGGGACAGGAGGTGCCGGGCGATATGCAGGTACGCATCCTCCATTGAGGGAGCGCCGACACGGAAGACCTTGACCCCAGTCGTGAGCGCGTCGCGGACGGGCTTCACCTGCGGGTCGCCCATGAGGGACGCTCGAGTGAGAACCAGCTCGTTCACGTTGACGTGAGGGAGGCCTTTCAGGCCCGTCACCGTCCCATGCTCATCACGCGAGTAGATGACGTTCCACCGCTTGCGAGCGACGCGCAGACTCTCCCCTACGATGCCGGCAGTGTGCCGGGACAGGCTGTACTCGTAGCGCGTGCCATCGTGGATGAACTCGACGGCGTAGCAGGTTGGGTTCGACGTGTCGTAGGGCCGGTAGGGGAGCGCGTTAGCTCCCAGGGGTAGGAGAGTGGTGATCGCGTTCTGTATGTGGTGGAGGGCTTCGAGGATGTTTGTTTTCCCGGAGCCGTTGGGGCCGTAGATGCCTGCGATGCAGTGCAGGTGGTCGCCCCACTGGGAGCCTTGTGGCGGGTTGAGGGTGTGTAGCGTCGATTGAGTGAGGTCGAGGGTGGCTTCATCCTTGATCGACTTGTGGTTTGAGATGGTGAAGTTGAGTATCTGCATAGCCACAAAGTAGCACATATGAACTGTGATATGATATTTTTTATCACGAACGCGCCACCGTACCCCTACCCAGGAAGCGAGACCACCATGACGAACACCCCCTACAACCCTCACTACATTGGCATCAGGCAACAAAACCTGTCCCAAGAAGCCCTACGACAGCCGAACTTTGAAGGTCTTGCCGAGCTGAAACCAGAACTCCCCACTCAAGAAATGATCCCTCATCCCCTTCCATACCTCCGCACATGCCCAAACCCTGCGGTCCAGCAACACTGGGACCAAACACAGCGCTTCCTGGAAGAAGTCCTCCACATGGAGAACGCAGACATACTCCCCGTGGCATATTGGGCCTGGCGCACCTCCCTGCGGATAAAGGGAACGGAAGACGACTGGACGCGCCAGCTGCACGAGCTCAGCGGCGTGCTCATCAACCCCAATGGGGGCATCATCGGCTACACGACGTGCGCGCCAGTCAACCTCACCTACGGTGCAGAGTTTGGCGAGTCCATTCTCAGGCCAGACACGTGCGCAGACTACGGCCTGGACCCGAACAAGCCCATCCCCGTAGGGAACGGCTACTGGTTCGCACATCCCGCCATCATGTACGGGCAGCAAGTCGCACACGTCCGCTACGTCAGCGTCGGCATGTGACCCGTGGGCAACCTGTAGCGAGGATGTCAATGGCCGCTACGCCAGATGAGCGAAAAGGGATCCCTGTCGAAGCGACGAGCCTTCCCCTGTTACTTCCCGCTCATGTGCGCGCCGCCACCCTCGAGTACGCCTACACAGGCATGAGGCTCAGCAGGCATCTCGACCAGCACGCGGGGTTTCCGCAACCTCAACCCCTGGATGTAGCAGACATTGCGCTCGGCCCAACACATGCAGCTGAGCTCCTGCGCGCCGAATGGAGGCTTTCTGACAGGCCAGTCCGCAACGTAGTGCGCCTTCTCGAAGCGGTGGGAGTGCGCGTCTTCTCTCTCGGCCAGGGGAGAGCAGAGGCCGGTACGTTCTCTTTCGTGTGGGAGGGGGTGCCTTACGTGTTCCTGCGAACCAGGCGGGACGCTGTAGCACAGCGTTTCTCCCTCGCGAGCGAACTAGGGCATCTCGCCATGCACGCCGCCGACAACGAGCCAGCTGGCACGCCGCACAGGATCGAAGAGGCCAAGTCCTTCGCACGAGCGTTCATCATGCCACCCACTGCGCTTTACGCCCACAGGAGCACGTGGACATCACGCGACGTAATCAACGCCTCCAACATGTACGGAGCGCCCACAGGGGAGTTTCTTCACCACCTGCACGCTCTCGGTGCCATCGACGCTCACCAAAAGACCGCGCTCGCCACCGACATCGACGGGAACCCCACTAGCTGCCCTGTCGAAAGGTCAGAGCACCTACAGCGCATCAGACTCCACGCACTACGCGAAGCTGCCAGCAAGGCCGGCATCAACGTCGCAACAGCATTCGAGTACCTGCGTGACCTGACCATCCGATCCGCATAACCAACTGACATGAGCCCCTAGCGGCGCTCTGCTCCTATAGGCACAACCGTCCAGAGAGGAACACCATGAGGACATTCTTCATCGTCCGAGGAGCACCCGGTATCGGTAAGAGCACCTTCCTCAGCCTCTACCAGGCCCGTGGCCAAGTCGTCTCCCTCGACGGGATCCGCGACGTGTTCGCCATGCCCATCCCCGACTGGGACGGCGTTCCCGGCAGGTCTATCCGTGGCGGCACAGAGGGGACGATCTCCCACGTCCTCGAGTCAGCCCTGCGGTCACGTTTCGAGCAGGGCGGCGACGTGTTCTTCGACGCAACCAACCCTGAACTACAACAGTTCAAGCACCTCGCCGACCTGTCCCGCGCCTACGGCTACCAGGTCGCCGTCATCGACATGCAAGGAAACGCCACCGACGACATGATCCTCACCCAGAACGCAAAGCGAGCGGGCACCGTCAGCTACGTGCCCGAAGAAGACGTACTCAGGATCTCTGCGAGGGTGCGTGAAGGAACCCGCGAGTGCCAACGCTACGCGGGACGTGACATGTGGGTGTCGGCCCAGTGGGAAGAGCGTGACTGTGGGCTGCACATGGTCAACCTTGAGGCCATGCGCGAGTTCGTTCGCTCCACCATCGACTGCCACTACACGCGCACAATCACCATGAAGGCGGGGGAGCGTGTCGTCGTCATCGGGAGCGCCTACGGTGACGCTCACACCCTCAGCAAAGCGCTCATGGAAGCATGGGACGAGACCAAGGACGCGAGCGCCGTGACGTGGGTGTTCCTCGGAGACACGCTCGCATCCAGCCCCCACGTCGCCCAAGCATGGAAGATCCTCACGTACTTCGAGACCCAAGCCAAACAGCGCGGCCACGCCGTCATCTTCCTTGAGGGGATCGACGAGACGATCCTGTGGGAAACCCTCACTCGCGCCGTCAACCCCCGCGACTTCCCTGACGTTCAGCAGGCTATTGGGGCGATCACCCGCACGGGCGCACAGAAGCGCGACCTCCTGCACCATCTGAACAGCCTCACCTGCGCTCTCACCATCCACGCGCCACACGGCACCTACTACGTCACCACTGGCGGCACAGCAAACCAGGACCGCACGCTCACTCCCCTCGAGTGCGTCAACGGCGCGAGCGACCGCACCAGCACCTACCGCAGGAAGACCAACTACGAGGACTACGCGCAGCCCATCAACGACGCAGCAGCCCGCGCTGACATCACGATCATCCACGGCCACAGAAACGCGCCCCACGACATGCCCCGCGTCGTCGCCCTCGAAACCGCAACCGCGCCCGGTTACGTGATCCTCTGACCGCCCGCCAACACTCAAACACCACAACCACCTTCCACCGAAAGGAACCCCCATGGGACAACGAGGCGTACACGCCACAATCACTCAAGATGAGCGCACCGGCCTCATCACCGTCAACCATGTGACGGTCCAATGGAGCATACACATCGCAGAAATCATCCAGTTCGCGCTGCAACACGCGGGCAAGGATGGCTACACGCAGGACGAGTTCCTGACCCTCCTCAAGAAGACCGTCGCTGACATGGAACACATCAGCGCCTTCAATTGCTCCGACGAGGACGATGCGTACTACGACCGTCATAAGCCCATGGAGGGCTACTGCTTCGTTGCCCACAACTACGAGGATGGGAAGGAATACCGGCTCGGCATCGACAAGGGCGACGGTAGTCTCCTGACGAGCTACAAGGAGTCGGATCGCTACTCAATTCCTCGCGCGTTCGCCAAACGTAAGGCCGCTGAAAAGTTCATCAAGGAACACGGCCACGCACAGGATGCGGTGTCGTACCTGTGGGATCTGGACACTAACCATTTCACGTTCTTCACCGTCAGGGGAGGTCTCGAGGCATACGACTTCGCAACCGGCGAGACCGTCACCTGCAAGGAGATCACCTACAGTCTCGACCAGCTGCGCCACCCGAATGCATCAGTCAAATACGACGGCAGACTCTCGTCAAAACGGATCGTTCGCCTCTATGAAGGAGCGCTCCCCGCAGAACCCTCCACTGAGGAGGAGAGCGAGTCCGACATCGCCCTACGCGCCTCCCAGCGCCTCCCCCTCCAGTGGCCAGGCGGCGACGTTCCCACCCACGCCCGCGTCGCCCTCCTGAAGCGCAGCGCAGCCCAATACGCCGCCGTCGTGTGCGCCAACGGCAAGGAGTTCCCCGCGAACCTCCTGACCGTTGACCAGGCCCTTGAGGGCAAGGTCATTGACCGTAACCCCTTCGTGTACGACCCCCGCATCGAAAACGAAGCGCAGCCCGCCTACGTCGTCACCGACTTCTCCGGCAACCCGCAAAACGGGGGTGGCGAGTGGGAGTTCTCCAAGATCAGCGCCAAGACCGGGCGCGTGGACCTGGCCCGCACCTACAAGGTCACCGGCAACCTGGAAGAGAACACCCTCGACGAGCTATTCAACAAGGCCGTCCAAGGTGGAGCCCACAAGCCAGACGCATACTACGGGCGCGCACCCGAGTGGCTGGCAGACTTCATGCGTGACGTGAGCACCGGCCCGTGGACGCTTGGCGACGCTGAGTACTGGTCGAAGCGCTGCGGCGTTCCCTTCGACTACGAGACGCAGATGCCCGACACTCCAGCAGGCCTACAGGAAGCGTTCGAGCAGAGTGCCCTGAAGTACGCCGACGCGATGAAGCCTGACCTCGCCGCTTTCCCGAAGGGCAAGCCCGTCAAGAAGCGCCTCGACGCAATCCAGCGCCGCTGGCTCCTCGGCTTTGCTGGCCGTCCTGTTATGCCTGAAGATGTCGAGCTGTCCCCTGTCGCGGACGGCAAGCTCGTCGAGGCCTACGTGAAGTCCTGGGATCGCTCCCTCGTCATCCCCATGGGGGATGCTCTCGACAAGCTCGTCTACCGTGCCCTGGCGGCAGCGGTCTACGACTACGCGGGTAACCATAACGCCCCGCTGACGAACCTGCGCCTCACAGCGAAGGACAGTGAGGCCATCATGTGCGCTGCGTTCTCCCCCGCATGGTCAACCAGCAAGCGCCTCAACAACCGCCAGGCTGTCATCAAGCTGAGCGACTGGATCGCCAAGCACTAACCCTCGCGAAGGCCCCGGTCGTGCGATAAACACCATGACCGGGGCCCTCTGCTCCCTCCAACTAGGAAGGCCCCAGAACATGAACGAACAATCAGCTCTCTACGCGACGATCAAACACGATGCTCGCACCGGACTCATCAGCGTTGACTACATGACCGTCAACGATGGCGAGTTCACATTCCTCGCCCTTCAGCACGCCCTCCAGCGCGCAGACAAAGACGGCTACAGCCGCAGCGACTTCCTGAAAGTCCTCAAGAAAACCATTCACGACATGGGGACCGTCGAATCGTTCGCCCTGATCGACTCGAATGGCGACTATGGCTTCGACGGCAGCGCACCCCTCAAGGGCTACTCCGTCGTCCCCTACTACACGGAAGAAGTAGGAGGCTCCGAGCCGAGCTACGTCGGCCTGAGCAACAGGAGCGTCGTCGAGCGCAGCTGCGAGGCGCGCGCGTTTGCTCGCCGTGAAGCAGCCGAAGCGTTCGTCAAGACCCACCCCAGCGTCCAGGAGGGCGTGTCCTTCCTGTGGGATCTGGATGCCGACCAGTTCACGTTCTTCGCTCATGAGGGATCCAGTCTCGAGGCCTACGACTTCGCAGACGGCGAGATCAAGACGTGCCGGGAGGTCACCTACAGCATCGACCAGGTGCGCCGAGCCGCAGGTGAAGTCATGTACGAGAGCGACGGGGAAGAAGACGCCATCATTCCCCTGTATGACGGGCCGCTGGGTGAGGAAGACGACGAGCTCACGGACCATGAGCGCTGCGTTAAAGCCCACTCGCGACTCCCCATCCTCTTCCCTGACAACGCCAACCACGAGATCAAGCAAGTCACCATCGAACTCCACAACCGAGTGCCCTCCCAGTACTTCGCGCTCGCAACGTTCGACAACGAGTACGAAGGCAGGCGATCATGCCCGGCGAACCTCCTGCGTATCGACCCTAGGCTCCTCAATGCTGACATCTCCCACAACCCGTTCGTCTACACGCCACCGACATCAGAACAGGCCAACTACCCTGCCTATGTCATCACCGGCTTCAAGGGCACTCTGTCCACGTGGAGCGGCGACTGGCAGTTCTCCAAAGTCAGCACCACTACGGGGCGCGTAGACCTGAACCGCACCTACAAGGCGACCGGCTCTCTCGACGAGAACACGCTCGACGACCTGTTCACCCAGGCCCTCCAAAACGGTGCACAGGAACCCACCCCGCTGGAACACCCCACCCCCGAATGGGCCGAAGAGTTCATCACGGCGATCAGCACGGCCCCTTGGACCGTCGCAGACGTAGAACAGTGGTCCCACATCTGTAGAGTCGCAGGTGGTTACCCCTTCCCCGACCTTGAACTCGACAAGCAGCAGGCACAGAAGGCGTTCGAGGAGAGTGCATCCAAGTATGGGGCCGTCCTAGACACGAACATCGTCCCCTTCCCCAAGGAGAAGGAACTCGAGTCTCGCCTGCGATACATCCAGAAGCACTGGCCAACAACCGATGCCAGCGAAGAACAGAAGCAGATCCACCCGTCAGAGATCGAGATTGCGCGCATCTGCGACGGCACTCTCGTCGCCGCCTACGTCAAGCCCTGGGAGCGCACCATCGTCGTCCCCATGTGCGACGCTCTCGATAAGATCGTCTACCGAGCGATGAGCACCGTCGAAGCAGCTGGCCTCAACGCACCGACAAGCTCGACGGTACTGCGCGTGACTTCCCCGAAGAACACAGAAAGCGTCATCTGCTCCGTATTCTCACCCGCATGGGCCCGCGCCCTCACCCCCGAAGGGGCTACAGCAAAGGCCCCCACCCTCGAGCAGTGGATGCAGTACTGCTGACCACTCGCGCCCCGGTTGCCTCACACTCATCGTAGGGTGGCCGGGGCGCTCGCGTAAGCGTCACCGCATCAACGAGAGCAATGCTCTCCCCATAAAGCCAACGCCCCACAACCACTGGGGAACCACGGAAGGAACAAGCAAATGGCATCCCTGCCCCCAATCAAGTGGCCCACAGGCCGCACCCCCTCCAAGGTTGAGATCTTCGCTCACCAACACAAGGGCGGTCGCGTCGCCCTCCACGTCGTTGAACTCGACACTCGCCTCATCTACCCGGCGTTCCTCCTGGAGGACATGACCGGCCACTGGAGCAGCACTGAGGGCTGGCGGTCCAACCCATTCCTGTGGGTCAAAGGCAACGAGGGCGACACGCGCATCCTCCACTTCAAGGGCAACCCCTCCACATGGGAGGGCGTGTGGCAGACGCAGAACAAGGTCCGCGACGTGAAAGCACTCCCCGCCTTCGCCAACACGTACAACGACGGTGTTGACCGCAAGAGCGACGAGCTCATCAACAGCTTCACCTACGAGCAAGCCAGCGAAGACCACGGGCCCCTCGAGGACACTAAGACCGCCGACACTCTCCGCATCCCCCAATCGTTCTACACGACGTGGAGCAAGACGCGCGCCGACTACCTCGCCGAGTACGACAAGTACGTCGGCATGACCCCCGAGCCCGGCGGCAACGTCACGGTCGCCCACAAGGAGTTCTGGACGAAACTCTGCCAGAAACAGAAGGGCGGCGAGGCTATCCTCCCGTACACGCCAGTCGCCTCTCTGTCTGACGAGCGATACCTCCTGCTCCGCGACACGCCACTCGCAGACAAGAACGATCTGGAAGGCCTTGTCCCCTTCAAGAAAGGCACCCCCGAGGAAAAGCGGGCAACGTACATTGCGAAGAAATGGGGAGTCGCGGACCCCCGCACAGGCAACCTCATTGGCTTCGACCAGATCCGCGTCGAAACCAGCTTCACCGGCAAGACCGCAACCGTCTACGTCGCCCCCTTCAACATGACGTTCCTCATGCCGAACATGCCGGCCCTCGACAAGGAGATCTACCGGAACCTCGGCAAGATCATCGAGCTCGTCAAGGCCTACGACCCAGCCCTCGACGTGACCTACCCGCAAGGCGCATACACGTCCCCGACGAGCTTCCCCCTACAGCGCGTCACCAGCCCCCACTGGATCGTGCTCTCACGGAACTTCAACGCCCTGACTGCACCAGACCCCACCGCCCGCAGGTCACGGACAATGACCCTCAGCGAATGGGCGCGCGCCAACTAACCCCCTAATGCGGAGGGGCAGGAACAGTCACACCCTGCCTCTCCGCTTCACCATCTCGAAAGGACCACGACAGGAACCCCCGCCATGCTGACAAGCCCCTACCAGCAAACCAGCAACCAGCCCATCTCCGTGTACGGGCAACCCCTCGGAATGCCAGAGTTCGACGGTGAGGACTACGACAAGAAGCAGAAGCGCGCCTACACGGCGTTCTTGCGGTCCAGACCCGCCAACTACCTCCCCACCCTTGAAGCGCTACGCCCCCAAGGATGGGACATCCCCCGACTGTTCGAGACCGACCGCTTCATCGTCACCGAGCCCTGGGACGCATCCCTCCCCGACGTTGCAGCCCCCCTGAAAGGCAGCATCGCCTTCCGCTACGACAAGCCCCTCGAGGTCACGACATACGACGAGTACTACCAGAAAACAGGCACGCAGCCCGTCACCTGCCCCTCTGGCAGCATCCCCATCGCCTCGCAAGTCAACCTCCGGCTCTCCCCAGAGCAGGCAAACAACATGCCTGACGGCTTCAAGTACGCCCAACGCGCCCCACGGTCAGACGAATACCCTGACGGAGCGTTCCTGTACTGCGTCCCTAAGACGTTCCTCGACAAGATCGTCCCCTACACGCTGATGCTGTCCCGCAAACCCCTCGCGCGAACCGTCGAACGCTACATGTTCCCCCTGTGCGCCTACAACACATCCCTGTACCTGTCTGTCGTCCGCGAGTCCCCCTTCACCACCCGCTACCGAGACACCGCCCCCATTGCCCTGTGGGCCCAGTACAACAGCAACTTCGACAGGGCCATCACCAACCTCATCGACCTGTGGGGCAACCAAGGATGGGTACCCATGCGAGGCCAATACGCGCTTAGTACCGGCGAAGACCTCGCCTACAAGCATGACCTCTACGACGACAAACTCCCAGCCCCACCAATCAACTAACAGCAAAGGACCAGAACTGTGGCCACGCAACACAGATCCCACGCGACGATCTCCGGCGAAGACCTCTACCGTCGCATCATCGAAACAGCCCGAAGCGGGAAACGCCTCCCCGCAGGGGCACTCCTCACCGCCGACAACTACAGCGATTTCATCCGCTCCATGACCAACGCCAGGGACGTGGACGACAACACGGCGGCAGCGCTGCTCCGCTACCTGGGACTGGCACACTCTGCCCAGCTCATGCCCGTCCAAGACGAAGACCGCTTCCGCCGACTTTTCAACACGCCTACACGCCCACGCCCGTTCAATAATCCCACCGAGACCGACGCGAAGATCCTCAGCGGCCCACACGGCCCCTTCCTCTACCGGCAGCTCATCCGCCACTCAAACGAGAAAACAGCCGCCAACTTCCTACGAGACCTGTGCGCCAAGTACCCGAAGACGATGGAAGGTTCGCCACTCTACATTCAGGCTTTCAACATGCCAAAGAACGAGATCGAACTGGCAGACAAGATTGACGGGCCCAAAGTCCGCAAATGGACCCAAGACCTCATCCAAGACATCACCGCAACAGGCGAAACGATCATTCAGACTATGCGGAAGATCAAGGACGGCTTATCTGACCCCAGCATCACCGACGACGACAGGGCGGCTCTCGCAGGCGCAATTGCTGGTGCAGTGGTGAGATCTGACGGCCCCACCCACGTCTACAAGTGCCTACACCACTGCGGCCTACTCGACCTGTGCCTCCACCACTTCGGCCACCTACTACCCCGCGACTGGCTCAACACCCCCATCAGCATCTCAATGCGCAACACCTACCCTTGCGAGTGGAGAGTCTGGGCAGGGTTCGCTCCCACCGCCAGCCTCTACCTCGCAGAAGACGAAACCGCCGAGCCCAGCATCAACGAAGGCCGCTACGCGCACACCTTCTTCACCGCATACAACGCTGCCCTCGCCGCCGCAAGCTCAACCCCCCTCATCAAAAAGCGATGGAACTACCTAGCGCTAAACAAAGCGCCAGAACAGCTCATTGATATGTGGATCAAATGCGTCACCGGACGCATTGATGAGTGCTACGACTACTTCGACGAGCACTGCGTCGGCGAACCGGACGGACTCTGGGACGAAAGCATCGACCCCACATGGGATGTGCATTACGCCCTCATGTACGCAATGTGCAGCCACGTTGTTCCACCTGGCCTCTACAAGCGCATCAAGTACAACGGCACACTGATGGCATTCCTGTTCCGCTACGAAGCCGTGTCCGTCGAAGGACTACATACCAAAGACCGTTCCCGTCGAACAACCGTAGACGAGATGGTGAAAGCCGAAGGCCTCATCAGCGCAACCAAGCGCCTCTACGTCGAAGAGCTTGAGTACATCAACAGCGAAGCTCGACGCACACGCCCCAAGAAGTAACCCCCAAGGTAAGGCCCTGCCAGTTCACGCCGGCGGGGCCTTACCTGTCTCGAAAGGACAACCTATGACCAGCCAGAACTGGACCCTCACTCCCAGCGGCTACTGCTACCCCGACGACGCTCCCGCAGAAGGGTTCCAACTCCCCCTCAAAAGCACGCCACCCTCGCCCGTACCTGTTCGCGTCGTGAGCTTCCTGAGCGCCCTCACTCAACAGGAGGTGAGTGTCTGGGACTCCCAAACCCCCGACACTGCGCAGCTCGTGTCGAAGCTCGACGAAACACGCATCTCCCAAGCGTTCCTGACCGCCGTCACCAGCACAGGACAGTGGGGGTGGCTGCACGTCCCCGTCGATCACGAGTCAGGGCGGGTTGGCTTCAACACGATCTGGGTTCTCCCCGTGGGTGGGGGACAAGCGTGAGAGGCGTTGCAGGTGTCCTACAAGGCACAGCAGACGTGCATGGCCGCGGCTTCTACCTGGTCGATGAGGTGAGCGGGCGAACCGTGCAGGTCTGGGTACACGAGCAAGCGGTGCCGCTGATGCGTCGGATGCTCGGCGCGAGAGTGCTGGTTATGGGGAGCATGGATGATACGAGGAGGGCGGTGTTCGCTGAGGATGTGCGTCCGTGTCCGATCTTCACGCCACCCAATATGTGACCCATTTAACCAACATTGTGGATATTAGGGCTTGCACATCCAAAGTGGACGACATATGCTATAAACCATCCCGAACAGGGATACTACTTCACTCAACAATCCAGAAGGAGCAATCACAATGAATACCAAGAAGATCATCGCGGCACTTGTCGCATTCACCGCCGCTGCCACCCTCGGCGCGTGCACCAACCCCGGCAAGGAGATCGCCCCCTCCAAGGACAAGACTCCCGCCCCCAATGCGCAGCCGACTAACCCGGCCCCCGCGCCGACCACCCCCGCGCCTGCGCCCACAACTCCGGCCCCCAGCACTCCGGCCCCCAGCAACCCCACTTCTCCGCGAGTGCCCGTCTCTCCCGCGCCGACCACCCCGCAGCTCGGTCAGGGCAGCGGCTTCTATGGCTACACCAGCACCGCCTCGCAGCCCACTTTCTCGGATGGTGGCTACGACTACGCCACCCCGGCGGACAACACCGTGTCTGCCGACACGAGCCATGCCGCCGCCCAGGCGCGCTTCGCCGCCGCCCAGGCCGCACTCCTGGACGCGAACAACGCCCTGACCGACGCGCAGAACAAGCTCTCCACAGCTCAGGACGCGGAAACCGCCGCCCAGGATGCGCTCGCGGACGCGAAGGCCAAGGAGTCCGACGCGAAGGCTGCGCTCGACGCTGCCATGCAGGCTAACCCCGCTGGGTCCGTGGCCTACATGAAGGCCAAGAACGACCTCAACGACGCGAAGGCTGCGACCGCCACCGCTCAGAAGAACCTCGACCAGGCGAACGCCGAGCTGGCTAACGCTCGCACCCAGGCCGACAAGGCCAAGAGCGAAGCCGACACCGCTCACTCCGAGCTCGACAAGGCGAACACCGCCCTCAAGGATGCGCAGGACCGCCTCGCCGCCGTCATGGCCGACCAGGCCACTCGAGCGCACGCCGCCGTCGATGCGGAAGCTGCACTGGACTCCGCGAAGGACGCGAACGCTGACGCTCAGGCCAAGAAGGATGAGGCAAAGGCCGCTCTCGAAGCATCCACCGCCTCCCTGAACGAGGCCCAGGCGAACCTCGATGCAGCCAAGCGCGCCGCCCAGGCCGGTGGCATCAACTGGGATGCGCTAACCGTCGCTCAGAAGCAGGATCTCGTTCGCGCGTTCCTCCTCCAGATGATGAACGACTACCGTTCTCAGTACCGTCTGCCCGCGGCCCCCATCGGAGTTGACGTGCAGGCATTCGCTCAGGCGCACGCCGACACCAACCCCGGCTACATGGTCGGCCCCAACATGGCTGACTGGGATAAGGCGAGCGCCGACGGTCTCACCAACCGCCCCTACGGCTCCCTGTCCACTGGCACCAGCTGGGAGGGTCGTAACCCCCTCGAGGCCGCTCAGGCCGCATTCGAGAAGTTCCGTAACAACCGCTACGGCGATGCGACCATGCTGAATGAGCGCATCAACGCCTTCGGTATCGGCGTGAGCGAGGACGGCCACATCGCCGTCGTTGGCTTTGTCGCCGATGAGAACACCAAGGGAGCCTACACCTACGCGCCGACCGGCGTGGACGTGTGGGGTGGCAAGGAGATCCCGCAGGCCACGAACCCGACCTACTCTCCTTCCCACTCCTACCCCGGCTTCGAGGGTGAGGTTGAGACGAAGGAGGCCCCCAAGGTCACCAAGGCTGACGGAGTTGACCTTGCACAGCTCGAGCGCACCCTGAACGACGCTCAGGCCACCGTCGCCCGCGACAAGGAGGCGGCGGAGAAAGCCGCTGCCGCCGCCGACAAGACCCAGGCCGACCTCGAGGCCGCTCAGGCCACGCGCGACCAGGCAGTCGCAGACCGCGACAACGCCGATCCTGCCGCCGCCCGCCAGGCTGTGACCGAAGCGTCCGACGCTCAGGCCAAGGCGCAGGAAAAGGCCACCCAGGCCGACGAGTTCGCCCGCGAACAGGCTGAGCAGGTCACCCCCGCCCAGCAGAACGTCGAGAAGGCCACCCAGGCCGCAACTGAAGCCGTCAAGGCTCAGGAAGCCGCCCAGGAAGCCTACGACACCGCCGCCAGCGACGCTGCGGACATCGTAGCTGCCGACAAGGCCCTCACCGATGCCCACAAGGGTACTGAGGACGCGCTCGCGGGCGTTGCTGACGCGGTTGCCAACCGTATCGAAGCTGAGGATGCCGTCACCTCCGCTCAGGAGAACGTGGCCTCCGCTCAGGCCGACGTGGACGCAGCCGTGTCCGAGCTCGGTAACTGACGGGAGGTTCGAGAAACGTCCCCTGCCTGGCGTGCTGCTTCTGGGTTCGAGTGAAGTAGTGCCTGAGTGCGCCGGGTAGGGGAGTTGCCCCCAGGTTTCGTATGGAGCCTGGGGGTTTTCTCCACCCTAAATACCGTGTGATCTACTTAACCGAAACGCGGGTTCTCAACGGTTGCACACCATGTTCCGCACTGCTAGATTATTCATGTCAGGAGAAAAACTTCTCCGACTCCTGACAAGTGTGAATAGGGACAGCCGCCCGAGGCCCACAACCTCGACAAAGCCTCGGGCGGCGCACGCTGCTCTAGCTCAACGGCAGAGCATCCGCCTTGTAAGCGGACGGTTGAGGGTTCGAATCCCTCGGGCAGCTCCACCGCTACAAACCAGTGGCGATGAAACTGAATACGGGGTGTAGCGCAGCTTGGTAGCGCATCTGCTTTGGGAGCAGAGGGTCGCAGGTTCAAATCCTGTCACCCCGACGGTGCACACAGTGCACAACGGATCTCTAGCTTAATTGGGGCCGTTACGCGGTGTTCTAGGCCCGCTGCGCGACTCCCTGGGTAAAGCGCCTGCCCGAAGGACGGCAGGAGATGACAGTTCGATCCTGTCGAGACCCACAGCGCTGGTTCTGGTGGACCGGAGTAGTAGGTGCGGGTTCAAGTCCCGCCACGCGCCCCGCAAGGGCGGTGTAGCTTAAGCAAGAGCGGCGAAACGAGAGGGGTTCGATTCCCCGGCGTGAGAGAACAGAATACTAGTCAGTTCTCGGATTGGGGGTAGCTCCCCCTTTCTGGACCGTTAGCTCAACGGTAGAGCGGCTGCTGGATCGTTTGATTGTTCCTACGATCAAATGATCGAGTGGCCGATGCGGGTTCGATTCCTGCACGGTCCACAATGCGTAGCTCTAATTGGAAGAGCGCCAGGCCGTAAAACCTGGAGGTTGCGGGTTCGAGTCCCGTCGCAGAGCGCGACTTGTTCGCGTGCGAAGGTAGCGAAAGCTAACCGTTGGGGGTTGATCTCCCCAGGGGATAGCTGGACCTGTTTTCGTCAGGGGTATAGTTCAGCCGCGATCTGTTCGATGCGCACGAATGGAACGTGTGGGTGCGACTCCCACTGCCCCGCCTGGGCTGTTAGCTACAACTGGTAGAGCACCTGTTTTGCAAGCAGGGGGTTACGGGTTCGAGTCCCGTACAGTCCACGGCTGTTCTCGTAAGAGATGCAGCTACCTAGCTGCTAGGTGTCCTCCGGGACTACCTAGCTTTACAGATCGTTAGCTCAGTTGGCTAGAGCGTCTGGTTTACACCCAGAAGGTCATCGGTTCGAGTCCGGTACGATCTACTGGTGGAGTTGCTTCGGAGCTCTGCCAGTTGCCCCCACGTTTCGTAGGGGCAAGCGAGAATCAATCACATACTGTCAGCCCGCTCTTGCGGGGGCGGGTTGGCGTGAAGCGCATTTGGCGGAATTGGCAGACGCGCTGGATTTAGGTTCCAGTGCCTTCGGGCGTGTGGGTTCGACTCCCACAGTGCGCACGCTCCTCAGTGAGGAGTCTCCTATCCCAGGTGGCGTGAGGTTACCTGGACAGTAAGGGGCTCTGCTCCTCCAACGGCTTTGCTGCATAGGCTTTGGCTGGAGTTAACAGATGTCAAGCACCCATCTTAAGGGCACCACCTCACAACGGCGAAGGCCTCCGACTCTCTTTTCTTCTTTCTCAGGTCGGAGGCCTTCCGTCATGCGTGGAGTGTTTTCGCGTAATCAAACGCCAGTGGCGCAGCGTTGCGCTCTCTAAGATGGGAGAGCATTCTCCCGCGTTTTCACGTTGACGTAGAAAGGAAACCCATCACCAATGAATCGCTCTCGAAGCGTCGGAGTGGGGCTGGTTGCAGCCCTGTCTCTGGCGTTCATCCCCGCCGCTTCGTTCGCGGCCCCATCGCAGTCGGACTCCTCTTCGGGGGATGCGTCGATCACGGCTCCCAGTAACCCTTCCGTGTCCCAGGAGGATCGAGAAGCGGCTGACGCTCAACAGGCTGAGCTGGACGCTCGAGCGGCCCGCCCCATCCCGCAACTGCCCCCAGCGCCCACACCGTCAGCGCCTTCGACGCAGACCCCGCCCCTCGTCACCGCACAACCGGACGGGAGCGTCGGCAACGATAAGGTGCACATCCTGTCCCTGTCGGGCGCTGACTGCATCGTCGTCGAGTCGAACGGTCACTTCGGGATCGTGGACGCAGGCGACGACAACGACTACCCGGACGGGTCAGATCCCCGCTACCCGTGGCGAGCGAACATCGCAACATGGGGACAGGAAGACCAGGTGC